ATCCGACGTGGAGATGATATGTTTGATGAATCAGATGTCAAGAAGGTGGTGAAACTTAAGTTGGCTAGAGGCAAGCCTAGCAAGGGCACCAAGAAGGATATGCGTTTGAAGAAGAACCGCAAGCGCAAGAAGAGGTGAGAAATGGCTGTCTCGCGGATGCCAAAGCAATTGCGACAAAGTTATTTGCGTGGCAAGGTTGCGGCGAGAATTCGTTGGGGCACTGGCGGAGATTATGGGCGTTGCACTAAGCAAGCTACGAAACATGGTATGACTCCAGGGCAAGCCCATGGAGTTTGTCAAACTTTGCATAAAGCTGCAACTGGGATGTATACAGGAGACAAGCGCCACAGAAAAGGTAGAAACTCTACTGCTGGCGCTAGGATTAGGCGAAAGCTGGGACGCTAATGGCCATGGAGGTTGGCGTACTTGTTTGCGAATATCGACGTGTGGATGGTACGCCAGCCACCGGAAAGATAATTGTACAGCCAGTAAATAACTATGATGATGGGTCAATTGTCGTAGTTCCCTCGGCTGTATCTTATGACATTGAGCCGGATGGAAGTTTCGCTGCTTCTGTTTACGTGGACAATGTGGATATTACGCCTGATTTGTATCTGAAGATCACAGAGAAGATTGACGGCGTATTGAATCCAAAGCCATACATAATCAAGCCTGAAGGACAGGAGACAAATCTTGCTACCGCTGTTCGCTATACTCTTGGACCTTTGCTACCGAGCGGCGATGGAACTCAAGGACCACCCGGAGAAGCTGCAACAATCACAGTCGGAAGTACCACGACCGGAGCAGCCGGAACAAATGCTTCTGTGGTAAATGCCGGCACAACATCTCAGGCTGTTTTGAATTTCACTATCCCGCGCGGTGCGCAGGGAGTGCAAGGCGTGCAGGGGAATCCTGGCGTAGATGGCGAAGATGGAGCTGATGGTCAAGACACAAATTACCTTTGGGTAAATGTTGTCACCGGGAATGAAGCTAGACCTGCTGTGGATAATGTTCTCTGGATTGGAGGGTCCACAGAGCCGATTAATATCGCAATTGGCGATGTATGGCTTAAGGAAGCTGCGCCCTGATGGCAGTCATTCTTAATGGAACCAATCAGGGCGTAAATTGCGGATTGAGCGAAATGCTTCTTTCGCAAGCCGGATCTGTATTTGTATATTTCGAGGTAGTTTCAACTCAGAATTCTGATAGTGATTATGTGTGTATGGGAATGGGAGATGGAACAAGAGCTGTAGAAATCGTTGGGCTAGCCTCTGGAGTAACCTTCCAGGCGATGTCTATCAGCGGCAGTATTATCAGCGTGCAAATCACTGGCTCTATTAAAAATGGCGCACTTCGCCGAGTTTTTGTTGGGTGGAGTCAACAAACAGATCGGAGATTTGCATACGTTGATGGATCGCAGACGAGCCAATCTATTTTCGGTGGTTTCCCTGACCCCGACAATCTATCTCTTGGGATGACTACGCTGGGATATCGTCCTTGGACGGGAAATAATCGATATCTCGCAGGGCAGCTTTCAAATATAGCAATTTGGACGGGCAATACATTCGGAACAGAGGTTGCAGAGAATGCTGCGGCTTTGGCGTTGACGACAAATGCTGCGATTCCGCTAGAATATTCCCCCGATGCATTTTGGCCGCTGGACTATGATGCAAGGGACATGGGGCCAAACGGACTTCACGGTACCCTTGTCGGAGCCCCCGCATTCACTGAAGAGCCACCTGATCCTGCGTTTGAAAGTCGTTGGGTCAGAGGTGATGGTATTGGACTTCAACCCTTTTTGAAAACAGCTGACGGACTTGTGGAGATGGAGTAGTTATGGCAGGACGTTGGGTTGAAGCCCTTCATCCCCGTGACAGCCGGGGTCGTTTTCGCCGCAAGGGCAAGGTTTCCTTTCGCCTGGGAACGCGCAGCGCTAGCGTTTCTTATGGACGTACTATTGCAATTATTCCTGGTAAGGTTGGGTTACACCTTGGTGTTTTGGCTCGCATCGAAAGTTTGAGTGAGCGCCGGGGTTACCTCGCGCGACTCACAGATCGGATGCTGGGACAGCTAGCCAAGCGTGTTCCCGAGAAGCAGCGAAGCACTGTTCTTGACGTTCTTAAGCGTCGCAAGGCTCAGGTCGGTGGCGTACAGATTCATCAGATTGGCGGCCAGCGTAGAGCCGCCTCGCTGAAGATTAGCAAAGCAATTGCACCGGCAAAGCGTGCACAGGCCGGTGTACGCGCGCCAAACCGCAAGCCACGAACCAGATCGCTTGCTCGCAACTCCGCGCGGGGGAAGAGGATTGCTGCATGAATGAGATGGAACGACCAGAAGACACTGTTCGCAGATTTGCGCAGAAGATTGTAGAGCTGGAAGCTTGGCAAGCAAAGTATCGCGAAGCAGCGGATCTTTGGGAAGAGTTGCAGCCCGAGGAAGGACAGCAAATTGTTTCTGCTGTTCTAATTGGAAAGTTGGTAAACTTTGGAGGTGATACCAAAGAGGATCGCGCACCCTATGTTTCCGTGTCTCGAACAGATGATATGGACTGGATGGATCAAATGGGAATAATCGATGCAGCCCATGACTTTATTCATGCTGAGCCTTGGGGCAGGCAGGCGTGAATGGGTCTATGCCAATTTGGTGCAAGGAAGAGTTGCAGCGAATGGCTGCGTCATCGCCAACGCGTGAAATTTGCGGATTCATTATGCGTGAATGGAGAATCCACTTAATTGATAACATAGCTCCTGTTGATAGAGAATTCTACATGGATGAGAGTCAGCAATTAGATGCGATGCTTGAATGGCGAGGAGAAATCCTTGGGGTTTATCACAGCCATCCAAGTGGAAATCCAACGCCAAGTTGTAAAGACATCGAGAATGCTCCACGCGGGATGCGGTACTGGATCATTACAATGTCTGAAGTAGTTGAGTGGGAGATTAAGAATGGCATCGCTCAAGCCAGAGAAGTTGACGCAGAAATCGTGGCTTGATCGATACATTAAAGTGCAAAAGACTTATGACAGTGATCTGGTAAGGATTCTGCAAAAAGCTGCATCTGACGTTGAGCGCGAAATTCGAAAGCAGCAGATGAAGCAAGGCATCGGGGCTGCGACAAGGGCTGCTCAGCTTATGAGTGCTCGGGGATCGATTGGACGAACCCTTGCATATGTATGGAAGCAGATTGGGGATTTGGTGCGCTCTGGGCGAGCAGATGCGCAGGCTGCTGCAGTTATGCAAAGTTTCAGTTGGGAAGAATATTTGCTGTCTCGGGCAATCCCTGATGCCGCAGAGAGAAATTCCATTCTTCAATATTTGCTTGATAGTTCTGACAAGAACATTGATGCGATGCTGGCGAGAGTATTTAAGACACAACAGACTTTGAGCCAGCGAGTTTATCGCTCACAGAATTTGAGCAATGGATGGGTTTCTGATACTGTGAACTCAGCATTGGCTCGTGGAGCTACAGCAGCGGAACTAGCGGCTGAAGTCAGAGATATGATTCGGCCAGATACGCAAGGTGGAGTTAGCTTTGCGGCGAAGAGGTTGGCTCGTACTGAAATCAACAATGCATACCATGCTCAAGCAGTTGACTCCGCGCGGGATAAGCCGTGGATTAATGGCATGCGCTGGAAGCTCAGTGATACGCATAAGATTCCTGATGATTGCAATAAATATGCTTTACAGGAAAATGGTCTGGGTGCAGGCATTTGGCCTGTGAACATGGTTCCAAATAAGCCGCATCCTCAATGTCTTTGTTATGTAATTCCTGAACTACCAAGTGTTGCGGAATTCAACCAGAATCTCCGACTTGGGCTGTATGACGCGTACTTTGACAGCAATTTTTCTGCAGATATTGCTTCTGCCGGAAAATTGGCCGGATAGGCTATTCACAACAGCAATTTTTGTTTTACGCTATGCTTCCGGGGATACGGTAGACTTACCCTGAACCCGGAGGTTCACTCTGATGCGGCAGCGTCGCATAGCTCGCATGCCATGGCTGGGCCAGGCAATGCTTCTGAGGAAGACGCCCATCGCTTTCATTGACGGAGAGCCAATCTATCCGATTTTCGGATCTGATGGAGAAGGCAATTCTGGCGGTGAAAATGACGATAAGGACGCCGGTGGCTCCGGTTCGGGCGCAGATGACGATGCAGATGATGAAGGTGATTCCAAGGAGGAACCACCCACTAATCCCAAGGAGTACAAGGCTTGGTTGAAGAACCAAGAGTTGTCTCGGGAGAATGCAAGTCGTCGTCGCAAGAACCGTGAATTGCTAGATGCGCTTGAAGCTCGGGACAAAGAACTTGAGGCTATCAGGCAAAAGGATTTGACTGAGCTGCAGAAGGCGCAAACTGCAGCCACAAAGGCAGAGAAGACAATTTTAGAGTTGACAGCAAGGTTGAGAGATCAGCAGGTCGAGCTTGCTTTTCTCAAGCTGCCGAGGGAGAAGTATGATTGGGAATCTCCTGCTGCAGCCCTTACGCTCCTTATAGCAGAGCATGGTTCAGATTTGGAATTGTCCGATGATGGATCGGTTGAAGGATTGGATAAGGCAGTAAAAGCTTTGGCTAGCAAGCACAAGTTTCTTCTGAAGCAGCCCGCAGCCAGCAAGAATGGATCTACTGGAGGCAACTTCAGCGGTGATAGCGGCGGCGCACAGAAGGAAGATGCTGCGAAGCGTTTTCGGTTCTAGGAGAGGACATCACTGGTGGCGAGATACGACAAGTATGAGCCGTATGCGAATGGCTTTCGGGCCGTACTCGCTGCGGACTTCGGTTACACGGGCGGTTTGCCCGACAGGAACCATGCTGACCTTGGACAGCCTTTTGCCGTTGGTTTGAATGCCAGCGGCCAGGTTGTCAAGGGCGCTGGGGTGACTGGTATCAAGGGCGTGATGATTCTTACCATGCCAAAGGCCGCAGGTCAGGTCGTAGATGTCATGACCAGTGGTGAGATTCTTGAGTGGGAAACCACTGCAGGTGTTGCCGGTGTTGCTGGCACCAATTACTATGGCACAGCATCCTCGGGCGCTGTTGTTGTGGGAACGGGTGCCGGTGGTGTAACGCAACCCGCAGGAACGGTGCCTCTCGGCTTCACTGCAGAGGTTTCAACAACCAAGGGTGCTCGATTCATCATGCGCTATGTTGGCGCAACGGCGAGCGCGTGAGAGGGGGCGAAAACATGGCTTCGAGTACTTTGGTCAATCCGCTTTTCAAGCCAGGAATCATTGCGGCTCCATTCTCCGCTGATCCGGTGGCAGGCCATCGCCTTGTAGATTGGACTGAGTTCAATCTATTCCAGGCAATCGTGGGCGGCGAGGGTGGCTACCATGATGAGTCTGACATTCTGCCGGTTAGGACTACTGATGGCGTTGATATCAATGCTTTGTGGGCCGACTACCAGGCGGTTCTGGAAGCATACAACCAGCGTCGACAGACTCTGGTGGATATTCTCACCTACCCGGTGCAGCAGCTGATCGAGAACGTTCCTGTCGTCGGCGATGCTGAGTTCGAGATTGCCTCCGAGTATGGCATCCCGAAGGCAAGCCGTATCGGCGTCGATTACGTTCAGATGGCGTATGACTTCGAGGACTACGACGCTGCAATCCGATACACGTGGCGATTCCTCCGTGATGCGGATCAGCGTCAGGTCGACGCGGTTCACCAGGCAATGTTGGATGCAGACCGTCGCCTTGTGTTCCGCAAGGTGATGGAAGCGATTTTCGATAATCGCAACCGTGTCACAGACATCAATCACCAGAATTACCGTGTGTATCCGCTGTACAACGCGGATGGCATGATTCCGCCGCCATACAAGAATAACACATTCTTGGGAACGCACTCTCATTACCTCACCAGCAACACTGCTGCTGGTGGTGGTGGTTACACGCTGATTGACTCAGGCGACCTTGAGGACGCGTACGAGCACATTGCCCATCACGGTTACAACCGCGAGAATGGCACCACCTTTGTTGCCATTCTGAATGCGCGTGAGATGAAGGAAGTTCGGAAGTTTCGCGCGGGCGCTGTGAATAACAACAGCGTCACTGCGAATTACGACTTCATTCCTGCCCCAACGCAGCCGACCATGATTGTGCCGAACGAGGCTGGTTTGCTTGGCTCTCGGCCTCCGGCGACTTGGAATGGTCTGCCGGTGACGGGTTCCTACATGGACATCCTTCTGATTGAGGAAGATTACATCCCTGCTGGATACTTCCTCATGTTCGGAACTGGCGGTACCGGAAACCTGCAAAACCTCGTTGGCTTGCGAGAGCATGCAAATCCTGCCTACCGTGGCCTGCGCCTGCTTCCTGGCAACCAGCAGCGTTATCCTCTGGTTGACTCTTACTACAGCCGTGGATTCGGAACTGGCGTAAGACAGCGTGGTGGTGGTGTAGTTATGCAGCTCGTGGCTGGCACCACATATACGGTTCCGGCTGCCTACACTCGGGGCGGAGGTCTGATCTGATGAGTCGGGAAGTTGATCTCACACAACCGCTGTCCGATGAGGATCGCAATTATCTTGAGGCGCGTGGTCGGCACGGCGAAGTTGCATACGCTGACTCGCGTTCACAGGCAGAGTTGAGCGATGACGAGCGTTATGAAATCGAGCAGCGAATGATCGCAGAGCAGAAGGGCAAGAGAATCCCTCTGCAGATGGACCCAGATGCTGTTCGTGATAATGTTTATGAAGAAGACGAAGAGGAGCCAGAGCCCATTGAGCAGCAGGAGGGTGATGACCCTGACGATGTTGCTTATGTGGAGAAGGCTACGGTTGCTGATCTGCGAGAGCAGCTGTCTGCTCGGAGCCTCTCGACTTCTGGTAACAAGCCTGAACTTCAGCGCCGTATGCTGGATGCGCTGAAGCGGGAAACGCAGGAGTCTGAAGAATAAGGTCGGTCAAGGCGGGTCTGAGGCAGACCCTCAGACCCGCCTTTTTGGCAGGAGAATAATGGCAACCCAAGATGAAATTAGTGCCTTTAAGAATCTGCTGCCAAAGAATGCAGCCGATTATGGATGGACCGACGAACTCATCGGTCAGTTGATTGATGATGGAATTTCTCAGAACGCAATGCTTTTGCGGTACTGGGATAAGGTCGCTGCTGACACTTCAGAATATGTCGATATGAGCGAGTCTGGATCTTCCAGGGCTTTGTCTCAGATCCACAAGAGCGCTCTTGAGATGGCCAAGTTGTTCCAAGGGAGAATTGAGCAAGAGGAGAATCCGCCCGCGACAACTGCGGGAATTCGATCAAGGCCGATTGCGAGAGTGTAATGGTACAGCGAGGTCTAGATGTCAACAGAAGACTTACCAAAGCCTTCATTGACGATGACCCGCACACAATTACGCCGCATCGCCGCACCAAAATTGAATTGCCTGGAAATCAGTTTGAGTATGTTGATGGCCCAGCTTTACCCTCGCAAGTGGTAAAATTGGTGTATAAGGGAAGTGCCAGCAGCTTCGCTGGCGCTGAGGGATTGCAACTAACTTCAGATGGGCAAGAAACCAGATTCGATTTCACCATTGTATCCGAATGGGATGCAGATATTGAAGAGGGCGACTGGTTTCAAGACGAACAGGGTCAGCGATGGGAGATCAAGAAGGAAATTCCTCGCAATGACTATGAACGTAGGTTTGGCGTATCCGCGTATGGCGATAAGGTGAAAGGGGGTTGAGATGCCATTCTATTGGAATTCAGGGCAAATTCCCCGTCGGCTCGGCCAGCTGAGCCAACAGGTCGATCAGCGCATTGACATTATAATGGTGTCACAATCCCAGCGCGGGGAAGCTTACATGAAGTTGAATGCTCCTTGGACTGATAGGACTGGGGCTGCTCGCAACGGATTGTATTCTAGATTCTCTCGAAACAAATCGCAACGTGAGATTTTGCTATCTCACAGCGTTGCTTATGGCATTTGGCTTGAAATAGCCAATTCCGGGGATTACCAGATTATTCTACCAACGCTGCGGATTATTGGGCGAGAAACTATGAAGCAGTTGGAAGATTTGTTTGGTGATTTGCGATGAGTCGGGCTGCTGTAATTGAGATGCTTGGCAACGATTCTGTACTTGGTGATGCGCCATTCAATATCACTGAGAAGCATATATTTCCAACATATGCAATGCAAGGATCTCGTCGTCCCCCGATTGAAGCTGATGGGTATTTCTTTGTGTTGCGATGGGAAGAGACTTTGGATGTCTTGGGAGACATCCAAGTTTTGACTGTTTGGGCGCATCGCAGCAGATCTGCTGGAGTAAATTTCAATGCTCTGCGAACTATGTTATTTAGAGCAAAGCATATTTTAGAAGAAGCTGCATTTGTTACCGGGGGCGACGGTGATATTTTTGTGCAGGCAAAATATAAGGGTATGGGGCCTGATGCCAGCGACGAGGGTTATGATACCCTCACGAAGTATGCCATTTTTGAAGTGAATACCAAAGTTGGGAGTACCAATGGCTAATCGCCAGCAGCCAGCTTCAGACGGAAGCACTGCACCTCAGGATGCTCCGCCCATTGACCAAAAGGCCGAAATTGTCGAGGAGGATATTACCAGCAAGCCGGGTGCGTTGCAGGCAGTTCGCCCACGTGAATCTGTTGAAGAATTGGAATCTGATGCAGATTACATCGAGTACAAGGGTCGGGCCACTGAGAGGCGAATTACAGCCGAACAGTGGGAGATGGCGCGAGTTAAGGATCAGTCTGAAGTCGTATGGAACGCAGCCAATGAATACAGGGTGCCTCTCAGCGACTTGAATTCCGCTGCAATTACTGCACTCCGTAGAGACGGGGCATTTGCAATTCCTGAAGGAAAGTGATGCAGGAAGACTTGAGATGCACAGGGAATAAACTCCATGGTGTTATCGGGCCCGGATGGATTGAATTCAAGTGCAACTCAGTCTTTTGCAAAGAGTCTCCTGAAATTGTTGTGATACACAGATGGTATTTCGACAAATTCAAGGAAGGCCCTGAAACCAGGCGGTATAAAGATCCAGGGAGGGAACGATGAGCAGTCCTCTGGCAACAGCTCTGCCTTATGGCATTCGAGACTGCAAGCTTACTCCATACGCTGATGAAGGCGGAACTGTTCTTGGGGACGTTTCTTATGACCTCCCGAACATGCAAACTTTCGCTTTCTCTGAGACGGAGGAATTCCAAGAGCTTCGAGGAGATGACCGCACAGTAACCACGCGCGGGCGAGGCTCGCAGGTTGAGTGGTCTTTGGAAGCCGGTGGATATGATATCGTCATTTGGTCGATTTTGACCGGTGGCGTAGTTATTGAAGAAGGCTTGACGCCGAACCGACGCGTTATCATGCGAAAGTTTAGCACGGCTTCTCGCAAATTCTTTCGGATGGAAGGGCAGGCATATTCAGACAGCGGCGGCGATGTGCATAGCATCGTTTATCGTTGTCGTGCGAATGACACGGTCGAGGGCACATTCTCTGATGGTGAATTCTTCGTGACTTCTGCAAGCGGTGTTGGCCTTCCGCTTTTGGATGCCAATTTCGATTTGCTTTATGATCACATCCAGAATGAGACTGCTGTTGCAATTCCGACTTCGCCGGTGCCGAATCCTTCGCTGATTGCTGCCCCCGTTGTCACCAAGGGGGCAACTACGGTGGATTCCCAGGTTCTCAACTGGGTGGATGTTTCAGATGCAACTGGATATCAAGTTTACGAGCGAGTTGAGGCTGGCGCTTGGTCTCCGGTAACTTCTGGAAGAGGTGGACAGCCTGGAGATGTGACCACTACCACGATTACCGGGTTGACTGCGAGCACTGATTATGAGTGGCGGATGGTTTCCAAGAAGACTGGGTCCATTTCCTCCTACTCAAACACTGTAACAGCCACTACTCCAGCTTCCTGATTTAGGAATACGGCAAAAGGAGCACCAGGATGCCTGCCGATTACAATATTTCTGCATGGACCCCGAAGAATGCCACTCGGGAGTTCACCACTTCTTCTGGCGCAAAATGTTTGCTCCGAGAGCTTGATATGGAAGACCTCGTTGAGCTTGACATTGTAGACCAAATTGACTCCCTCACCGCCTTGGTGCAGACAGAGCATATCGAGCGCGTTTCAGGTAAGAAGTCCAAGCGTGAACGCGAGCGTGCTGCCATCGCTTCTGCAGAAGCTGAGCGCAAGTCGATGCTCGGATTGATGCGGGACAAGAATCGATTCAGACAAATCACTGAATTGCTTGACAAGGTCGTCATGCGCTGCGTGATTTCCCCTGCTTTGCTCGACCCATACATTGTTGATCCGAATAACGTCAGCGCAGAAAATCCAACTGGGCGACGGAAGCTTTTGCCTGAAGAGCGCGATGCTCGGGGGCACTATGTTGATCTTGTTCCCATGCGAGACAAGATGGGGATCTTTGGGGAGGTGTTCCAGAGCATGGAGGGTCTGGAAAAATTTCGTGAAGAGTCCGAGGAAGATTTGGGAGATTTGGCAGACAAGCCAGAGTCTCCGGAAGACGCCAGCGGATCTGTTGGGTCTGCAGAATAAAATTCACGCTTATTGCTTCAACAGGGCCATTTGGCTATTTGGCTCAACCTTGGAGCGGCAACTTGAAGAGGTTGCCAACAAGGCTAAAAAGCCTGGCAGCGCCAAGGCAAAGCAAAGCTTGATTCTAACGCAGTGGCTTTGGGAACCTGGCGCAAAGGGGATGTTTAAAGATCCAGCTGCTTCTCTGTAGATGGGGTGAGTCCGATCACGGATTATGACCTTGGACGGGCCAGGGGCCACATCGTCATTGATTATGATGACAGAGGTACGCAGCAGGCGCAAGAAAGTTTTAGCGAGCTGGAGCAGCTCGTCGATGATCTTATTGGAATGTTTCACAAGCTAGCGTCTGCAGCAAGAAGCTTTGCTACAGATTTTGGAGACAATGCAAAAAGAATTGTTTCCTTCACGGGTTTACTCGCCGGTGGAGCGGCTATTCTGCTTGGGTTTAGCCGCTCTATTGGTTTCTTGACGCGAAGTTCATTGCAGCTCCGTGGCGTCATGGGAATTTTTGGATCCCTGGGACTATTGCTGGGAGGACTTCCCAGGAGTGTTCAGGGATTCCCAAGAATCATCAAGCAAATTATTACTTTGTCTGCAGCTATTACTCTTTTCACAAATCTTACACCGTTGATTAGCAGAGTAATAGTGCAAATCGGGCGACTCATCGGAAGCACTGCAATCATAAGGCGTTTTGCTGCAGCGTTTCCATTCTTGGCAAATGGGATGAAGGCTGTTGCAGGATTCATTCCCAGCCTTACCACTATTGGCAAAACAATCAATGGCTGGAGTAGGCCCATACATGTTATTGCAAACATGGCCCTGTCTCTTGGCGCATTAATTGCATTTTTCAGAACTGGCACCAAAGCGGCTCTGGCATTGACTCGGGGAATTCTCAAGCTGGGTGCTGGAGCCGCTGTAATCCAGGGTCTGATCTTATTGGTGGCAGGACTGGGCGATGCAGTAACTCAGCTTTCGGGATTGCTTGGGTTGATTCCCGGCGCGCTTTCGGTTATTGGCGTATCAGCAGCAGCCGTGACAATTGGTCTTCAGGGATTTTCTGATGCTCTGAAGAATATGGGTGACGACGCAAAATTTGAAGAGGCATTAAAGAACCTTGCACCGAATGCGCAGGCTGCCGCGCGGGAGATTCGAGGGCTGCGCGACAACTGGGATAGACTCCGACGAGCTGTGCAGGATAGACTCTTTGCCGGATCTGCAGAAGAGATTCGTGATCTTGCTAGAATTTGGATGCCTCTGCTGCAGACTAGGCTTGGCAATGTCGCTTCTCTGCTTAATGGGATGGCAAAAGAGGTTTCCAACTTCTTTAAGCAGGTTTCGACAATTCAAGACGTGAATTTGATTTTCGATGCAATTGAGCAGACGTTAACAAATTTGCGACCTTTGGTTCAGCCCATTCTTTCCATTCTTATGGATATCTTTGTGGTATCCGCGCAAGTGTTTGCAGAATTCTCCGGCCAGCTAAATTCGGCAACTATTGGATTTGCAAAATTCATCCATGAAGCTCGCGAATCAGGGGCTTTGGCAGACTGGATTCGCAATGGTGTCGCTGGTTTAAAAAGCTTGATTGAAATTATTTGGAGCATCGGACAAATCTTCAATATTGTCTTTGATGCTTTTGATAGCAACTCTGATGGCTTCCTTGCATCTGTGGAGGCCATGACACAGCAAATCAAGATTTTCTTGATGTCTGCAGAGGGACAGGAAATTCTGCAGACTTTTGTGGATCTACTACAAACTCTAAGCAGCGTCACTCAGGCTGTCCTCGGCGCCGGGATCTCTGAGCTTGGCCCAATTATCAAAGCGTTGCTGCCATTCTTGAAAGAGATGGCGACTACAATCAGCGCTGTTTTGGTTGTTGCGATTAAAATTCTGGGGCCAATTTTAGAGGCAGTGGCAAGCACGCTTTCTGCGATGGCACCAGTTTTGGGACCTTTGGTTGGATTCTTTTTGGCATGGTCGATTACTATGTCGGCTCTGTCAGCTGGCATTGGACTTTTAGTAACTGTACTTGGGACTCTGATTACAGCTATAGGATCTGTAATCAAAGTTATTCGAGTTTTGTTTTTCTTAGTCAGTACATTCCCCTTGACAGCCATCGTAATTGCTATTGCAGCATTGGCCTGGATTATTGTTGAGAATTGGGACAAAATCGCTCCAGCTCTCAAAGCTACTTGGGAATGGATTAAGAGCGTTGCAGAAACGGTATGGGGTGCTATTTCAGATTTCTTTGTTAGAACTTGGAATAGCATTGCTAGTTTCTTTACGCGCATTTGGAATGATATTGTTTCGGATGCAAAGGCCATTTGGGACGGAGTTTCAAATTTCTTTGTTGAAATCTGGGAGGACATTGAACGCACAACTAAGGCTATTTGGAATTCAATTTCTGGTTTCCTAGAGGATAGCTGGAATTGGCTGGTTGAGACTTTCCGATTCATCTGGGAGCCTCTTGTCGATATTGCTAAATCTATTGCCCAAATTATTTATGATGTTCTTACGATTATTTTTGGTGGCCTGGCAATTGTTCTTATTGCCATATGGAATGGAATTGTCGCAGGAGTAACTGCAGCCTGGAACTGGATTCTCGGGCATCTCAAGAGAATCTGGGGCGAGATTTTGATGACATTCCATGCATTCTGGGACCCGATTTCTGGATTCTTCCAGATGATTTGGGATGCTGTTGTTGCGGGGGTGACTACGGCTTGGAATTGGATTCTGGCAGAGTTAACCAGAATCTGGGGTGAAATTGTTGTTACATTCCATGCAATTTGGGACCCAATTGCAGGAGCATTCCAGGCGGTATGGGATGCGATTTCTACTGGTGTAAGCAACACATGGAATGCAATTGTAAACTTTATCAAGACCACGTGGACTGGTGTAACTAATTGGTGGCGTGAGAATATTCAGCCCTGGGTAACTGCTATCAGCGATGTTTGGAATAGAATCAATGATGCGGTAAAGCGGGGCGTCAACAATGTAGTTGACTGGGTTAGAGGTTTGCCGGGTAGAATTTGGGATTTGGTGAAGGATGCTGGTCGCTGGCTCTGGAATGCTGGTAAAGCAGTGATTACGGGATTCCTGAATGGACTTAAGGATGCTTTCCGCGCCGTCCGTGACTGGGTGGGTGGAGTGGCGGATTGGGTTCGGAATAACAAGGGCCCGCTGGAGAAGGACCGGAGGCTGCTTATCCCAGCGGGTGAAGCAATTATGCTGGGTCTCTTGCAAGGTCTGCAGTCTAAGCAAAGCATTATTGAATCATTTCTTGGCGGGTTGACCACAGATATTCAGAATGGTCTTGGTAGCGCGAATGTGGCGCTTAGCAATTCCGCTAATAGCTTGGCGGCTTCCGCTACGCTTGGCATCGTTAGTTCCTTCCCGTCGAACGCGGAAGCCCTGGCAAGCTCTGTCACGCCTTTACAGGGGCCAGCAAACGGTATCTCCCGCGCGGCGGAGGTCGGAGCCCCGGCGACCGCGTCGATCACAATCGGAACTCTAGAGCTTCACATTGCCGGAAACCTTGATCCAACCAATCCAGCGGCTTGGAACGAAGCAATTAAAAATATCAAGGAAGGTATTCGCAGAGTCGAGCGAGGATATCCAAATGGCTAGTTCTACAGTTCGTGTGGGACGAATGATTCTGCGAGAAGATGACTTTGTTTCTGAGTCAATTGATGCCGCAGGCAATCGAACCCTTGGATTCTCTGGACAAGAATCCATTCCTCGGCTAACTGCCATTCAAGTTGAACGCCAGCGCGAAGATTTGTTTGGCATGAATGGTAAGTTTGTGCAAGTCGTATTCGATACCAAAACTTATTTGGATGGATTCTATCGCGTAACAGCTGCCAATGGATCCATTGAGGACTGGAATCATGGGATGAAGGTTTTCCCCTGGTCTTTGACTTTGGATCGAATCGGCACAGAATCTGAAATTGACATTGAATCGCGGTTGAGCGGATCTGTTACGCGCCAAAACAATTTTGCTGTTACGGGCGAACGCGTACATGCACCTGCGATCGGACATATCGCTTACTGGTCAGATGCAACGGTTAGCGGGGCTGTAAGTCGTGTTTCAGTTGATGGTGCAATAACTGTTTATAGAGGTATTGGCTCCACAATTTCGCCCCGATGGATGGTATCTCCAGCAAACTATCTGAAGGGGCGCGTTCGTTTCCTTGATGACGAAGGGCTTGAGAGATCCGGGACATATGTAAATTGCTCGGCCTCTGATTGGGAATTGAACAATGGATTAATCCGGGTGCGTCCATTGGCTGTTGGGGGAGCAATAGAAATTGCATCGTGGTCGGGCAGCGCCTGGCAGGGCAAGAATTGGGACCTCCGCGCGGGGATCGGGAGTCTTGCTCCATTCGACCAGTGCAGCTTGATTCAAAATGAATTTGAAGAAGTTACGATTAGATTGATGAAGTCTCTTTTGATCGGCAGGGTTTATGTAGATATCAAGTTACGACGCGGTTACAGATTTGCAGATGTTTATATTCAGAGCGAATTGGGAAGCACCCTCAAGATTGTCCGAGGAGTTGCAGAGGCAGGATCTTCTGCAACTGCTGGAATGGTAGTAGCTTCTGAAAATGATGCAGATGGGAATAAGTACGTAGTGGGATCTGCAAAAACATTCTCTGCAGATATAGTTAACGGCGGAATTGAGAAGGTATCAACGGCTACACTAGATGCATTTATCGGTGTAGTAGTTGGCGGGACTTCAGCTGTTTCGGGCGACGCTGCCGTTGATTTGCAAAAGCAATATATTGGGGCACCTTCAGAGTTGGTGCAGGGAGTGCGGAGATAATGGCTGTAACAGAGATTTTGCGAGGATTGGGGCAATGGTCTGTACAAATTGATATAAGCAGAATGGATGAGCAAAGCTGGAGAAGAGTTGCTGATTCGTATTTTGGACACATCTGCATCCACGTAGGACGTCCAGATGTTAGAGTATCTGGCGATTCTTTATTGCGCAGCTCGCGTTATACCGGCGTGTATATTGGAACGGGCGATGCGGGGGATGTTGGTGCACTTGACGGTTTTGGCATGGCTTATTGGCTAGGTGACGCTGAGAATAAGGGCGATATTCGCGAAACCTTGCTGACTTTTCCAGCGGCCACTCCCTTTGATGATGTTATTAGGGCATTGCTTCCTGCTTCAGGATCAGTTGTTGAAGGTACCATCCATGACATTCCTGAAACTTGGGAAGGTACACATCAATATCAAACGCCGCTGCAAGATATTGATTATGTATGCCAGACCAAAGGTGCTGCTTGGCGAGTAAATGGAGATGCCACTTTAGATGCGGGATATGAATCCCATCTATTTGCGGTCAATCCAAAGACCGTTGTTATGCGAAAGTTGCAGAATGGTTTCGATGAAGTTACTGCATATGATATGTTTATGCGGGGCTTGAACGGTACTTCGCAAACTTCAAGAGATACAGAAGATTTTACCACGCGCGTGGTACTTTTGGCGCAAAATGCTGAGGGTACCACTTCAACTGCAACAGCAGATATTCTGCCGGGTCTGAATCCATACAAGGATATGCATGGCAATTCGGTGAAGATTACTCGAATTGTGCAGGAATCAGACACTGATCCGACGAATGCCGAAGCTCGGGCACAGCTACAGCTAAATCGTTTTACCGGCACCCGCGATGCATTAACGCTGAGTACCGCTAATTATGATGTAAAGGGGCATCTCAGCGTAGGCGATTACATTTGGGTTTGCGATCCATTGATGGATCTTGTGGATCCAAGTAATGAAGTGATGTTTCGTGGCAAGCTCATCAATCCCTTGAAACTACAACTTACTGAAACTACTTGGCCAATTGTTCAGGGTCATGCAGTGCTTTTCAGGACTTATGATGGTGAATGGATTGATTTAACTGACTTTGTAATTTGGGAGGGTGGGGAAACTAGTCTCGTTGTGGGAGGCTATAACAGATCTCTCACATCCGGTGGCGTTGGTGTATTTCCCGTTACTCCTCCTGAAGTTGACACTACGATTCCCGGTGAAGTTGAATGGGATTTGCCTTGGGTTCAATCTCAATATCAATCGCCAATTACTGGCGAGTCACGAGCTGAAGTTGAGTTGAAATGGCAGCAACCGCTTAATACCGATGGCAGTAGTATTACTGATGGACTGTATTACGAGATTCGTTATCGGCAATCTGCTATTCCATTGGCTGAATTTACTGTTGCTGAGCTGGAAAATTATCAGCTCGATGAACTAAATACAGTGGAAAATCCGATTGCTCTGGATATTGCAGAGGAATGGCAGTATACCCGCGCGCCCTTTGAGGTGCTAAAATTTCGCTTGCAAGAGCTTACTCCGGGCATGACTTACGAGGCGCAAATTCGAGCTGTTGATACCGCACGTCCACCGAATCTTGGCGCCTGGTCCGATGAAATTCAATGGCAGGCAAGTCGTGACATATTTCCCCCATTTACGCCAGCGGCACCGTTTATCGCCGCTGGACCTTTGGCAGTATTGTTTCGACACAACCTGGGGCGGGCCGACGGGGGCGAGTTCAATCTTGACCGGGATTTAGGCCACTTGGAATTGCATGGATCTTTGGATCCATTATTCATTCCGTCGAATGAAACGTTGATTGGGAAGGCTCCTGCGGATTGGGGCATGATTACCGGTGAGGTGCCGGTAGTAGCAAGCTTTCAGGTCACACAAGTTCTGCCAATGTATTACAAAATTGTCGCTGTGGATAAAAGCGGTAACAAATCTTTGCCAAGTGCAGGAGTTGTGGCAACTGCTGAGTTAATTGGAAATCAATACATCCAGAGTCTTACGGTAGACAAAGTTACGGCTGGAACTATTCAAGCCGATTGGTTGATTGGTTCGTATATCCGAACGGCCCGAACTGGCGCACGGGTTGAGCTGAGCTACGAAGGCATTCATGGTTATAACCATCTCAATCAACGTTTGTTAGATTGGCAGAGCAGTGATGGTTCTTTGAATGTCATTGGCGATGGTGGAATTAAGGTTCGTGGTGGCGGAAATGTAGAAATCACCGATGGAGCGTTGATTGTTTACAATGCTAATGGAAACAAGATTGTTGAACTTGGCGAGTGTGCCGATGGTCGCCACGGTTTGCAGGTCTACAAGGATAACGGTACCCGGACCACCCGTGTCGGAGAGCTTCAGTCAGGTAGTGAAGGCATTGAGACCATTAGCGATCTGGGTGCATTAGTACGTATCGATACTCTTGCGTTCGGCACCAAAGCGGCCAGCGTTGTCACCAAGCAAGGGCGAATCGGTGGCTGGGGGGATCTAGCTACGGTGGGTCCGTTGCTGAACGTAGACATTGGAAATAGTGGACGCTGCATTGTCATTGTTTCCGCTGGAATTGAGTACAACACCCTGGGTGGTGGAAACGCAGCAGTTGGATTCGATATGGCCGGGACCGGAGGATACTTTCGCGGAGCCAATGTGTTCGAAAGTATTTGGATGGCTTTACAGGCAGACAACTCCGTTAGCACCCTTTCTGTTACGAAGGCCATTTATGTATCCGGAATTACGCCTGGAAATCTCACAATTGCTATGAAATATTGGACTGGTGGACAATCCCATAACTTTTTCGACCGCCATCTCATTGCTATTCCATTCTAGGGAGATTGCGATGTATGAGGAAACGGGCGACGAAAGTCGAGTGACTTTTGAGCGAGATGGCGATGTATTTACTGTGCATATGGATGATGAATCCTTGGCCAATTTGATGAATGATTCTTCCTGTAAAGTATTGGAAATTGAATTTGGATTTAAGCGCGAACCAACTACAGCTGAAATGTTTCAGCAAGTTGGGTCCGATGAAAATCCTGTTAAAGCAAATGAAGACGAGGTGAAATGATGGTTGATACTGATCGTCTGGACCTTACTCTGGTGGAGGGCACCGACACTATTGGCGGTACGGGTGGCTTCAAGGACAAAGTGAACGCAGCCCTGAGCAAGCTGGATACTGCTGTGGGATATGTTCTTTGCACTTCTACCACACGTCCGGGTGTTGGAGTTCGTTTCCCTGGAATGCAAATCAGAGAAAGTGATACTGGGCGACGTTATATTTTGAGTGCGAATGATAAATGGACTCGAATTGGCGGAGATACTTTCGACTCCACTGGAAGCGGAAGTGTTCGGTCCATTCGTCCAGCTCGTCCGCTTGGGATGGATACTAATCACAGCGCTTTTCCCGCAGTTCTATATAAGCAAGATGGCGAAATCATATGCGTATACCGCCAAGGTAGTGACCATATTACAGCCCGCGACGGATATTTGCGGGTAACCCGCAGTAGTGATATGGGACGAACTTGGACTACCCCCTCCACTCTCTTGCAGATTGGTGGAATTGATCTACGAGATCCTGGACTTTCAGAGAGTCGGGATGGCACTAAAGTTTGGTTGACATATTGCAAGACAACTTCAGCAGTGCCTTTTGGTGGTGCTTATTTCCGAGTTTCCACTGATGGTGGCGTAACTTTTGGTGCAGAGACTCGAATTGATCACGGAACTACGGCGGCTTGCGTTGCTCCAATCATCGAGACACTGAATGGCAATCTCCTGATGCCTTGGTATGGAACCTTGGCAGGAGAAACAAACCGTTCTTCTTGGGTAAGTCGTTCCACAAATGGCGGCACAAGCTGGACGCATACGCGAATTGTGAATGGTCATGTTGATGGGCGGATGTATGACGAGCCGTACCTGGCAATGCTGCCGGGAACAAATAAAATTGCATGTATGTTTCGCTGGGGCGCTATTCAGTCAATCGGATTCGCTCTGTCCACGGATGGGGGAACCATTTGGTCGGCTGCTGCAGAGAAGTTCCCTGGAACGGGCAAGCCGAATTGTTTTTGGGTCAATGACAATACTCTTGCTGTTATCTTCCGAAAGTTGAACACGACGCAAGCCGTGGTTCGTTACACGCGGAACGACGGAGTAACGTGGTTCGCAGAAAAGCTCATTGAGCCCAAGCGATCCTCCGGTGGCTGGATGTCCTATTCGGATACCACACAGGTTCAGCGAGGCGTGTTCTTTTTCGCACTTGGACAAGAAACTCTGAGTACTGCTTCTCGCATTTACTTTGGATATGTTGGAGAGGCTGGTTCTGCTACGCCCTTCGGAAACATTCCAAGCGAAGCCTTGGCTGCGGCGGAGAATAGTGACAATGTTCTTCTTGCCACCAACTTTGATCAACCGGATGGATTACTTACGGACCCGTGGACTGTTTACGCAGGTAGTCTGACAGTTACCAATGGAGAAGTTGCCTCTACCACCGCTGATGCCACGCAAGATTTTGCGCGTGCCTATGTCGGCACAGGAGAGGTGGATGTCGAGGCTGAGTTTGTTGCACTTTCTACGGGAACCAATACGGGATATGCGATTATTTTTCGCCATACCGATGCTAATACGCATCTTATGTTCACGAATGAAACGCTTGGGACTCGCCTACGGCTGTACAAATTTTTTGCGGGATCTCCGACAATGTTAGCCGAGGTAATTGCAGATCATCTTCCGGATACTTATCACAAGCTCCGAGTGGTGGCTCGCAACAGAATCATTCGTTGTTATTGGGATGACAATGTGGTGATTAGCCATCTTCTTTCCACTGGAGATTACGCAACATATGGAAGTGGTCTCACTCCTGGGTGGGTTGGATTCAGTGTATGGAGTCGCACCGATAACTCTGTGACTAAGTGTCGACGATTTATTGCGAGGGGATGAGGGGAAATAATGCCTTGGCGAAGAAATAAAATTCAAAGGTGGGTCTATGGAATAAACTATGCTTTATTTTCTGTAGCAGGGGTATTTGCTTTTTTCTTCCCTTCCCAGGCACTAGAAAATGCTTTGCAAAGTTTTCTGGTATTTGTTTGGGCAGGCTTTTTGGTTGCCGGGGGATTGGCATCTCTATACAGCCCATTGCGCAATACTTGGAAAGGAGAAATGGTAGGTTTACCTCTGCTAATTACTTCCAGCTGGATTTTCGGCATTGCTTTGTTAGGATACGCGACGACACCGGCTGCTTTCGCCATAGCGTATATATTCTGTGGCATAGGATGCGGATTCCTAGGTCGTTGGCTGGACATCCGAAGATTTGCAGTCATATCTCAGGAGGTGGGGCGCGATGGAGCCGGTTAGCGGCCTACTTGTTGCGTTGTTTGGGGCAGGCGGTGCCGGGGCTGTTTCCGGAATTATTGCGCTTATCCGTTTGATTCGACAAGGCAAAGTAGAAAATGAAGAAACTCTGATAAAACGATTGGATGCTGATAATAAGAGGCATGCTGAACGAGCAAACAATGCAGAAGAACGCGCCGATAGAGCTGAGCGAGAGGCTGAGGAGTATCGTAGAGCGCGAGATCGGGCGCAGGATAATGCGGCGATATTACGTCGTGCGCTAATTGAAAGTGGAATTCCATTACCTAAATTGGAGACAGAGCGGAGCAGGTCGGATGACGACGGAAGTTGAACAATATATTGCAGAACATAAACGGCGTCATCTATCGCAAATTTTCGGTAATATTGCTGTGCTTCTCGGAATCGCCTGTCTTTCCATAGCAGTTGTAATTCTTTATATGCGGGATGAACAAAGTCAGTATGTAATCCAAGGGCAACAGCAAACTGTAAAGTATACTTGTGAAGCAGCCGAGGGCGAGCCACTTCCTGAGGATATTCAGGAGGACTGTGAGGCTGCTAAGCGCAATGAATTGCCACAACGTATCATTGACGACCCTGATCCGAATGATCCTGAAATGCAGGATTTAGAAGATCAGGAGCCTGAGCGCCAGGATCCAGAAATCCAGGAGAGTGAAACGCAAGATCCAGAAGCCCCTGACATTGAATCTAACGATCCAGATCCGCTTGATGATCCCGATCCGCTTGACGACCCAGATCCAGATGATCCAGATCCTGATGACCCTGAAGAGCAAGACGAAGAGATCCAGGATGAAGAGATTCAGGAATCTGAGCAGCAAGAGGCTGAAGAGCAGGGTCGACCGGTTTGTAGAGATGGATATGTGGAAGCTGATTTTCATTACTTTGGGCCAAATGGAGTTGATGACGTAGAAGGATCGCCTGGGGATGATGATGAAGATTGGCTAATCTGCAAGAGAGTTGGGTGAGATTATGACGCATGAACACACGATTGGATCGCCCGTTGATTTGCAGGCTTTCCATGGTCACGGCGAGGTAGGCGGTCCGGAACATGACCGTGATTTGCCAAACGCCTGGGAATTGCCGGAGTATGACAATGTAGAGGATTCCTTGGCTCCCCCGCTGGATGGCGATTTGGAGGACTAATGCCTTTGCTTTTGGTGCAAAAAGGGCATTGTTATAGAACAACCGGGGCTACAGGCACGACCGGTGAACAGCAATATGCAACGCAGGTTGCAGATGCTTGCGTTCGTTTGCTAGATGGTAAGAACGGTTGGGATGTCAAGGCGGTTCTGGCAGACATTTCTTTGGATTCTTACCGCGCTGACGCTTTTGCTGCAGTACATTGCGATGGATCTACCAATCCCACCGCGCGGGGATCTTCAGTTGGCTATAAGACTCCTGAAGGACAAAGACTTGCGCAAGCCTGGGAGAGAGCTTATGCAGCTCGGGGTTGGCCAATTTTTCGCGATGACAATTACACGGCAGCTTTGAAGAATTACTACGGCGTTAGCAATGCAATTTCAGCTGGCTGTCGCCGAGCATTCATCATGGAATGCGGATTCATGACGAATCCTGAAGATCGTCTATTGATGACGGAGCCTGGCGGCGTGGATCGCGTCGCCCTGGCGTTGGGCGATGCACTTGGAATCCAAATGGAGGGTGACGTGGCTGAATCGCGGACGGATGTAACGCATGCGTATCGTTGGTGGTCATTTCAGAAGGCTGAAGAGCGAATTCCTGCTGCTCATCGAGCTGCTGTTCCAGAGCTTTTCAATCCTCAAGGGCTTGGCGAAGAGTTGCCGATGGTATCGCATCTTCTTTCTGAAATGGGAAGAGTTCAGGCCATGGTGCGGATGCAGGAACGCGTTAGCTTTGGTCCTGCGGGAAGAGTGACTGATGAAGGTCGCACAGGTGAAGTCAATCTACTCGCTCGTAAGTTGAACAAGATGGAAAAGGACATCGAGGAAATCAAGTCAATTCTTCTTGGAAGCGGTGGGCCGCTTCCTGGCGGCAGAGGGAGCGAGTGAAATGATAAGCAATAGCGAGCGAATTACAAAGAACTGGGCTGGAAACACTTTTGACAGAGTTTGGCGAACTGGTCTCCAAGTGTTTCTTGCATATTTGAGTGTCGCTCAACTTTTTCACATGGTTCAATGGATTCCCGCAATTTCCTCTGCACTATTCGCAATGCTTCTTTCCGCGCTTACCAGTTTGGTTGCGATGCCGAGCTTTGGCGAGGCTTGGTATTTTCAAGTTGCTGAACGGGCAGTCAAGACATTTGCACAGTCTTTGCTGACTTTTATTGGCGCTGCCGCTGCATTCGATGAAGTTGATTGGAGAATGGGATTTTCCGCTGCAATTGTGGCGACAATCTACAGCGTTGGTACCAGCATCTTGACAACGCGCGTTGGCGAGCAAATTGCCAAGGGTAACGTTGATCTTACCATTCCAGATTCATATCGTCGTCCTACAGCTGCCAATGGTAGTTCAGGCGGAACGGGATTTTGAAATTCGCGCATAGGGTAGGATAGAGTTAGCGACCATGCTGGCTCGCAAATTGGCCCCAGAGGTATGCAGCAGATACCTCTGGGGCTGATTCGTATTCGCGCGCTGGGTGACCTAGACCATCTTCCCTCCCAGGGGAGGTGGTCACCCTCCCTGGTGCAAATGCTACGCATTTGCCAAGGTGCGCGTCTAGGCTACGCTGTACCTTATCGCGTATCCGCGCCAGGAACAATCGCGGGGTAAACACATTCGCGCGCAAAAACGCGCGTGTGGCGACGCTGGCGCGATATCGCGCTGGCGCGGCAAAACTACGGGCGCATATGCGCGCGCGTAGTATCATCGCGTACTGGCGCGCGAAAACACAATCGCTCGCGTATTTCATGTCTCGCGCGAATCCAGAGGAAGCGCGCGCGTTCATTTGTTTCTCGCGCGTGGGCGTCACTTTTACAGATCGTCTTCCACCCCCACCCCCACCCCTACCCCATAACCCCTTCCCCTCCCCCTCCCCCTGCTTCGCGCCCGCGATCCTTATGCGCTTTCGCGCGTCGAGCCGCTAGGCCGAACGGAGTAGCCGCAAGTTACGCCATTCGGGGGATACCGCCGCCCAGGGGCCGTGGGGTAGCGTTCTCCTCGTTGGGCCGAACGGAGCGGAAGCCCCCGAAAGCCCCTCAAGGCTCCAGGGCCAGCGAGAAGGCGTAAGGCGCGCTCCAGCCAGGAACCTGCCGAAAGAGAAGCTAGACTTTTCCACGCAAGTCGGGTAAGGTACGAGTTAGCGCAAGGGTAAGGCCGGCAGAGGCTCCGAGCGCTAGGGCAAGACCCGGACTAGACGCCCGGGGTAAGGTACGGTAAGGTACGCGGTAGCGGGTCCGACCCCCGCATCGCAGAAGGAGTCGCCACAGCGGCTCGTAACGAGGTCACGACAGGGTAACCCCTGAAGGCTGCGGCAGCATCAGCTGCCCGACGCAGCACGCAGGGCTCCGGTGATCACTGTGGATATGTGAATAGAGAGAGCGCGAGCCATACTCGCCGACGGCCAGTCCAAGATCCTCCGTAGGAGGGGAGACCGCCAGGGAACCGGATTAGCAACCCGGGAAGTCGAGCCGAGCAGACGCAGAGGGAACCGGTGCGCACCATCGCAGCCGGAAAACTAGCCAAGAAGGGCGAAAACTCTGCAGGAACCGTAGCGCCGCTGGAAGAGCCGGAGAACCAGTAATAGGCCGGTAAGTCAGATGCCGCCAAGAGAACCTTAGCTTGTGATCGGCAGCCTACCCCTAGCCATTTAAATCGGCATGGAGTAGGCTGCCCTCCAGAGGTTAGGGATCAAGAACTTAGGGAGACGAGATGTTATTTTCGATTATGAACGGAACGTTGAAGGTAGCGGTTCGAGTGTTGCCGCCTAAGGTTGGAGAGGAAGTTATCGCATTCGTTTTTCCGGAACTTCCTTGGCGCTTCAAGGTAGTTTCGGTGAACGAGAAGGAGCGCACGGCTCACGTGCACCGCATCTACTAGCCGGTCGAAACGCCGCAAGGCGTCGGACGCAAGGCAGCGTCCCTGAAGATGACCTGAGGAGTAGAAATGACCGAGATCACGGCCAACGAGACCACCGCGACTGACGCCAAGACCGCGAAGGCCAAGGACTTCACCGCCTACGTCGCCAAGAAGCCGACCAGCCTTCACGAGCACTACGCGGCGTGGATGCTGGAGAAGACCGGCCTGGAGCTGAACGTGCAGTCCGATGACGTGACGAAGATCGTGCAGCTGGCCGTCAGCCTCTACCACGACTACCAGGCCAGCCCGGAGAACAAGGCGCGGCGTGAGGCGGAGCAGGCCAGCAAGCCGGCCAAGACGCCATCCAAGGTCAAGCAGGAGCTGGCCAACAAGGATGCCGAAATCCAGCGCCTGAAGGCTGAACTGGAGGCTGCGAAGGCGACGCCGGCCAACGGTGCTCCGGCGGCTACGGCTACCGGTGAGGCATCGGCGAAGCCGGTCGGCCGGCGCACCGTCGCCAAGAAGTGACATGATTCTCAAAAAACTGAATAGGAGGCCCGACCCCGAAATGGGGCAGTAAGCCAGAGTCGAATCTGGACGGGCCACGTGAACCTCAAGACAAAGGTTACCATCGGGGCTTTTCTCGGTGGCGCCATGATCGGTCTGGCAATTTGGATGATGCTCGGGTGCCCCGACTTCATCCCCGGAATTTGAGTAAAGGAAAGCAAAATGCGCAACACCACCATCGCGGACCTGATCCAGGACATCAAGGACATGGACAGCAAGCTCGGCATGGAGCCCCGCCCGGGGCTGAGCAAGCTGCGCAAGGCGGACCTGCTGGCCGAACTGGAGGACGCCGAGCGGTACCTGGAGCAGCAGCGTAGGCGGCTGGCCCACGTCTTCAACCCCTTCCGGCGACCGGGTCCGGCCACGGGGCGCATCGTCGAGCGCAAGGCCACCGGACCGACGATCACCGTGGTGGTGCAGGTCGGCGGCAAGCTCGTCTTCGCGGAGGTCATCGGCACGGTGACTCGACCGTCCGCCGTCAGCAAGAACTTGGTGATGGTCCGCCATCTCACCGACCTCGGCTACCCTCGTGTGACCCTTCACAGTCCAAAGGAGATCGCTGCATGACAAACAAATTCTGCCCGCTGAACGAAGTGCCAGATGAGCAGGTTCACATGAACCTGCACCACGGCAGCTGGCCGATCGCTACTGTTGGCGCCTACACGGGGGAGTTGGTTGTGACCAACTACCGTTGGTGCAGCTGCTCGTCGACTGGCAAGCCCTTCGTGCAAGGGAAGGAAGTGCTAATCTTCCACTGGGAAGTCTGATCCAGTTGCGGGGTGCATAGACGGGGCTATGCATCTCCGCTGCTCGTTCAGGATCACATTTGAGAGGAAAGCACATGGGAAGCAACCCCTACCCCAAGGGGACACCGGAGTGGCAGCAATGGATGAACGAGGAGATCGCTCGTCACGACGCCGAGCAGAAGAAGCGTGACGAGGCAATCGACGCGCAGCTGAAGAAGCAGGCGCAGGAGGCAGCTCGCAAGGCTGCTGAGGAAGAGGCCCGTCGCAAGAAGAACGGCAAGTAATGGGCAGCAGCGGTAACGGTCAGGACCCGAGCAGCTACTGCACCACGTGCAAGCAGAGAATCAGGACCACTGACTCTGGCAACGAAGTCGGACACGCTGACTGGTGTGAGTGGAACCCGAAGAACTCGTAATTGAATAGGTAGTCCTGCAACAGCGCGTTCATAGCGCTGCTGGTAAGCGAGCAACGTCGGACCTCGCCAGGACACGCAAGCGGTAAACTTACCTCCTGAAAGGGGCCAGGATGACCGAAAGCAAGATTCCGAAGCAGGTGTTGGCTGTTGTGGAGATTTGTGATGCGGATGCGAGCAGCGGCAAGTCACAGTTCATCGGCAAGCGCGACACGATCCACGGAGAGATGTACATCTTTCAGGATGTGAATCATGGTGATGTCCAGTTCGGCGTGCGAGAGGGTGACTGGACGGTGTACAGCGGCCTGGACATGCAGCCTCCACCCCGAATCAACGGCATCTACTGGTCCACATATTGGAGCGCTGACGGGGAGCACGAAATCGGCGAAAACTTCGCTGACGAGACGCAGCGCTCAGTTAAGGCCCTGGAGATGCTTGGCAAGGGCTGGACGGTGGCCTACGGTGATTTCGCCGGGCTGCAGGAGAAGATGATTCAGGCCGCCAAGAAGCATGACAAGGGTGTCTGGGAACATCTTACCGATGAAAGCATGCCGGGCAAGTAATCTTCAATTGAGTCCGCCAGGAAGGTGGCGCTCCCCCGCGCGGGAGTCTGGTTCGAATCCAGAGACTCAGCAAAACCAAAATAGGAGGAAGAAAATGAAAAGCTTCATGAAGAAATTGGCATTCGTTCTCATCGCTGCGACGTTTGCGACAATCGGCGAAAGCTACCCCGATTCGGCAAGCGTGGAGCGGCCGTTGGGCGCGGCAGGGAACGGGCTTCAGCCGGAGCAGCATCGGATCTACGATGTGCCGCAGTACGTCAAGGATGCTCGTGAACAGTGCTATCGCAGCGAAGAGAGACGCATCGAGCAGGAGTTTGCGGTTTACATTCCTGCAGATCCTGCCGTTTACGCTGCCTGGCACAAGCAGGGCGGTCCGGCTGTGGAGGCTTGGGCGCAGGCTACGTTGAGCTGTGTTCAAGAGAACACACAGGTTGGAGGTATGTGGAACTTGGACGGGCTGATTTTCATCGGCTACGGGCTGATGAGTTAGGGGATCTGTGAACGGCTTTCGCAATTTTGTTGTCATGGCAATTCTTTGCATTCTATTAGTTTTCATTCTGAATGCTGCGGGATGCCAATTCAATCCGGTGCCAGATTGCAATCCTCTGGAAGAGGGCTGCGAATGGCGTCCATTCGAAGGGTGACCTTGAAATGAGCAGAATTCGCAAGCAGCGTCGCCCCCGTCGGTCGCGTTTCAGCGACGCGCCGTTCGCTGAGCAGCGAGCCAGCAGTATGGCTGGACGGGACGGCCAGAGTCGGCGACAGCGCCGGGAGAGCACGAAGTCGCGAATTCGCAACAAGCGCAAGCATGGCAGTCCGGGCCGCGAGAAGCGGACGCAGAAGCGGATGCCGCTGGCAGCGGGTCTGTCCGTGTTCAGCCCCATCGATCTGGAGACGGGGAAGCCCGTTCAGGAGTGACTCGCGAGAGGAGGTGATCGCTGTGGAATTCGATAACCACTGGCGTGACCGCGATCTTTGCTGATAAACGTCGTCTGTGTCGGGGCAGACGACTAAGCCTCATTAGCTCAGTGGATAGAGCAGCAGCCTTCTAAGCTGCGAGTCGCTGGTTCGAATCCAGCATGGGGCACGCCAACAATGGCAGATTTAAGGGAGCCAGCATGGGCAATGATTTCGGACTCGACAGGAAGCGGCGAACGATTCTCAGCGTGGTAGCTGTGATCGCTCTTGGCGGCACCCTGGGTGCATGTACCAGTTACGCCAAGGGCGAGATCATCGAAGTGGAGCAGGACCAGGGTGAAAACGGCGCCGTTTTGGAGCTGGAGGTGGTGCGAGATGCTTACGAGGGCACCGGCGCACCGAACAGCTACGAAGCGGACATCCCTGATGTGCCGGCGAACAATGGTTGCAAGGTTGGCGCAATTTATCCCGACTGCGTCGGCCAGAGGTAACATCTGAAAGGGGCCGGTTTCAACCCCGGCCCCTTTCGATTGGAGAATTAGATGGACGAGTTCCACAGCAAGTTTAATCCGACAGAACGCGCACATCGCGCGCAGATGCTGCAGATCATATATGCTCTCAGCACGGAGCTGAAAAGCGAGCTGAGACATAAGATAAATTTCTTTGCGCATGCCAAGAAGCTTGGTTGGCTGCCAAAGTCCATTCGCATCAAAAAGCAGGCCTTGCCGTTTCTTGTTGCAGAGGCAACAGAGGGCTTTGGTTATAAACCTGGAACAACTGTCAAGCAAGCCTTGGCGATTTGCAAGAGGGAGGAGACGTGATGGGCACGCGTGAGGCATTGCAGATGGCCTTGCAATTTCTGAGCGCAGCTTCTTTGACAACAGGAGCAGATGACGCTGCGCAGACCATCAGGATGCTACTGGACCAGCGCGGCTGCGGCGAGATTCCTCCGGGCGACCAGACGCTGACCGACGCCATCGACATGGCGGTTTTCGGCTGAGGAGAAAAGCGTGACATCGAATGATGAATCCAGGCAATTAGAAGTTAAGGTTTCTGCACTGGAATTGCAGATTCGCGATTTGCAATCTGCGCTGAAAGCGCAGGAGGATGCCTTTTGTGATCTGGCAAAAAATCTTGAAAGGATGCAGATAAATTTCGCAAATTTTCTGCAGAGCAATTACACCCCATTCGTGATTGCTTTCAATCAGCATGGGCATCAAGCACCCACAACGGTTGGGTATATGCCCACTAGCAGACCTATCAAGGTCGATGGCTAGCATCAGATGCGCGCACTGCAAGAATACGCACAATTCCGTGCAGGAAGTGCGGGAGTGCGCGCAAGGAGTTGTCAGCCGTGCTCGCTGGGACTTATACTGGAAAGCTCACGAGGACATCTGGGGCGAGGATGATCACCCTGATGACGAACACACGCCCGAACGTCAAGAAGACTTCCAAAATTGGTTGACAAAGGTCCTGTCGAACCCCGATTTCTTTATCGCGCCAGGGGCTACGGATGCAGATCGGAGAAAAGCTCATCTCGCCGTCAAGCCAGGCACCCTTCAGTCTCGCATGGAGGAGATGCGCCGCGAGATTGAGGGGCCACTGTTCTGCGGCCACATCGACAAGGCGGGCGACCTGTGCGCAGAGTCTCTTGAATTGACTGCGGATAACGAGCCCACGCACGAGGACAGATTAATCAACCTGGAACACAATCCACTTGCGGTCTCGCATGGTCAGCTCGACAGACTCCGCGCGGGGGAGTTTGTGAATGGCGCACAGCTGCAGAAGACGCAAGAGCGTCGGCAGCAGCGTATGGAGCCAGTTGCCGAAGGATGGTATAAAGTCGGGGAAACCATCTACAAAGTGCAGCGCGCCGTGCATGGGAGCGGTAATCTGTATGCCAAAGAACTGGTTGTGGAGCCGCTAGCAAAAGAAGAGTTCACTCCGGCTCAATTTGCTTGGCTTGAGCGTGAACCAGAAAAACTTTTCCATCAGGCCAGGTGGGAATATGTTCCTGGTGCTATTCGTCAGATTCGTGGTGAACACAAGCTCTCCATTGAGGAGTGTCTGCAGTTCGGGAAACTCTATGGAGTGTGCGTTCGCTGTGCGCGAACGTTAACCAAGGAAGAGAGCATTGCGCGAGGCATGGGCGATGTCTGCGCAGGGAAAGGGCTGATATAATGGGTGGACAGAGAATTTCACCGCAAATCATCGCGTATTTCCGTGAGCGGCCCAACAGGGTGCTGGCTTTGGATGTTATTGCCCGAGCACTGCGCCTGGAGCAGAAGCAGACGCAGAAGGCTATTCACCGTTTGGCATCCAGCGTGCAACCGGCTGACGGAATTTTGGCAGTTGTTCAGCGAGGCAAGTCCTGGAAATGGATTCCAACAGAAGTCACAGCAAACAATGCTGATATCATCAAGGACGATGGTATCAAGGTGGAGGTTCAGCATCCGCCGATTGTTCCGGGTCAGGAATTCGATGGCAGTTTTCACATCACCGGTTCATTGGTTGGGATTGACCAGCGTTTCAAGGGCACGGTTGTGCAGATTACTGGTCCCGGTTTTAGCAACAGACCCTACCTTCTGACGGAGATGTGATGGCCGGAAACGGATTTCCCAGAGTGGATTTAAGTGACCTTGTGGACCTTTGGGCGCTCGGTAACATGGCTCAGCGATGGGCCAGGCAACCGGTGGCTTTGGGGCCGGATGAGTTCGACCGATTCCAGACTTTGGCGCATCGCTATGGCATGGAACCGGCGGAAGTTCTGATGAAATTCCAGAAGATCGAATTTGGCGACCGATGGGGCAGCGGGCCACACGAGATGCCAGAGGTTTCCGGGGCCGGAGTCCCCTATCCCTCTCCGCATCCTCGTCACGACGCTGCCGGGATGGAGCAATCGCCTCTTCTCGACTACGCTCCTTCGCATCTCGCCCCATCCTCTCCAGAGGATGGATATCCGCCTCCTGACCAGGAGTACTTGGAAAATCTGCACGGGAGGGTTTGATGGGGAAGAAGAATTTGGATCAACGTCTGCAGGAAATCGAGGACAAACGGGCCAAGGGCGAAATCACAGCCGCAGAACAGCGTGAGCTGAATGCAATCGCTGTGGAAAACGCTACACCGCCGCAGCTGCCGCCAAACACGTCAGGGTGAAATATGGCAAAGAACCCTCCTCCCAAGGACCCAAACACCGGCAATCGTCAGTACACCTGTCCAATCTGTAAGCAGAAGATTTTGGTGATTCACGATACCGGCAAGGAAGTTGGGCACGATGTTACTTGTCCCAATCTCTAGTTTCTGCTAGTTGGATCCTAGCAGAATGGATCGCTGTGACCACGGCATGGGGTCAGTTGGTCTGGAGCACCAAGCAGAATGGAGTTTGGTGTGGTTGGTTCGAATCCAACCAGCGAGCGCATTAACACTACTCAGGAGGTAGTCATGAGCAATTTTGAAAACGGTTGGAACATCGAAACTTCCGGGAATCCGAATTGGGATCGGCAATTCGATGCTACAGATGCTAGATTGAATGTGCTTCTGCAGCGCGACTTCGAGGTCGTGCGGGATTCACTCAAGAAGCGTGCTGCAGAAGCGTTTGCCAAGGCGCACGAGGAGTGGACGGCGGAGCAAGAGCAGCTGGCCGGCAAGTACATTTGGATCCGTGCGGAGCAGATTGATGGTCGTACCACGATCTGTGAACAGGGTCACGGGCGCAAGATCATGCGGTATCGAGTCACCGAGATCCACCCTGCGCGGAGCCGTTTTGACCGCAAGGTTGTGGTAACAGTCGACAAGACAAGGCGCTGGGTTTACGATCCCAAGGACCTTGTGATGGTGCTGGCGTGAGCGAAGACGTTACTGTTCTGATTAGAGGCGTGCAGCACCATGGCACGCTTGTGAATGGATTTGTTCATTTGGGAAAACGGCGAACTACGTATGGCTACCGTGGCCCTGATGGTAAATCCATTCGCGAAAGAATTTGGGATGAACTTGACGATGTCATGGATCTCATGATGGCGTGCGGTGATCCTAATCCTTTGGATTACTCGTTTTTGGGGCATATGAAGGATGACGCGAAGCAATTTGGTAAATGGCAGGGCATCGCGGAAGCGATGTGTTATGTCATTTGCATGTTCGAGGACCCAACCCACCCAGATATTGAAAGTGTGAAGGGCGAAGCGGTATTGCGCTGGCGCAGAAGACAGGAAGAAATGGAGACTTCTTATGGGGAGGCATCACAAAAAACGGTCCTCAGAGGTACGTTATCAAGCGTTCCCGATCGCTTGGGGAATCGGCTTGACGGGGATGCTGCTGCTTCAGGGTAGCGTGCTACCTTTGGGGCTGGCACTGGTCTTTGGATTGATCATTGAGCTTTGGGCGAATCAGGAGGTAAAGCAAGATGGTCGATGCGCTTACGCATATGTTGCGGGAAGCTGGCAAGCTGCAGAAAGCGGGCGAAGCCCATGGATGGGACGTCAAAGTAACGGACACCACCGATGGCCAGCATGGGACAGAGACTCTGCGAGTTGATTGCGTAGCGACTCGCGGGCAGGAGGTAATTTCCATTTGGTGGGAGGACAAGAAGCTTCTTGAAGCCCCCACCTACCAGCTGGCCGGCCGCGAAATCAAACTGCGTAATGCCAGCGCTTGCGTGCAGCAAATGTCCAAGAAGCCGGATTTCGAGAAGGCAGCACGTAAAGCCAAGGTCCGTCGCCGGCGCGGGCGCGACGATTTTGAGGATGTCAAGGCGGATGACAACACTTTGCCTTGGAAGTACTTTCAAGATGAAAACCACCCGGATTACATTGATCCGGAATTGCTAGAGGATCTGGGAGGACTTGACAAGCAGATTCTGCGAGCATGTTACGCCAGAACGATCGTGTATCGCAACAGCCTGACAAACGAAGTTTGTACTGATGTTGTGTTGCGATCTTCCGATGCCTCTTTGCGAAAGGGGAATTTCAACTCTACGAATTATCACATTAGTCGTAGTTCGTCCGGGAGAGAGATCCTCAATTTCATCGGGGTGTTCGGATTCCGTTCTGTGGCTCTGGATTCTATTTTGCGAGTGGGAACCAGCGATGAGGCAGCGGAGAGAACCCGGAAGCATCTGCTTGCAGTAGCTGCAGGCGACGAGAAGGATCAGCGGAAAGACTCCAAGAAGTTCTGGAAGAAGCACGGGTGATGAATGCCAGAGAATGAGCTGAAGACTTGGTTCATAGTTGGACTAATTCTTTTTGTGTTGCTCCTGAGCTTGGCCTTTTGGATCAACAACAAGATTCAGGAGCGCCGAATGCGGAAGAATTATGTCTGCCACGACGAAGCTGAATGGGAAAGACATGAATGAGGACACCCATCTGGAGATGGACTACGAGGACCGAAACGGGTCGGCACTGCCAGAGCATCTGATGCACGAGGAGTCTGAGGACATCTATGCAGGAACTGCAGCCAATGACGATCCTGAAGGTATGGAGAGTCTTGCGGACGTGGAATACGACCGTGAGGCCGACTCCTGGATGTGGAGTGATCGGTTGTGAAGATTCCTCGCAATATCGAGCAGATCGACAAGATGCTTGATGAACTGATGGCCCCCAGATTCACCTACCTGATGGCCAGGGGTCGGATGGCAGCGTGCCTACGCGTGGGGAAGCAGAGCGATGCTATGCATAGAGGCGCACATGCGGCCATGATCAGTTCTGCCAAGGAGATTCACCGCATCGTCATGGAGTATCGAGCGCTGCCAATGGCGGCCATTGACGCAAAAGTGGTGCACGAGGAGGAGTGATGGATATTCGAGTGGAGAGGATCGGCAATCGAATTCATCTCAAGAGTCCGTACCGGCCTGATTTGCCAGAAAAATGTAGAAAAATCAACGGATATAGCTGGCTCAAAGAGAAGAAAGTCTGGTCTTTTCCGCTTGATTTCGGCACCTGTCTGAAGTTGCGGGAGTTGTTTCAACATGAACTCAAGATTGGTCCGGAACTTGGTGCATGGGCGCGCAAAGAAAAGAAGATCCATGAAGAGCTTATGGCGCTTACTTCTGAGGTCCGGGCAGATCTTGGGCGTCTTGCCGAGGTTTCCCCCGCGCTCGCCAACGCGATGGCTAATCGTCCGTACCAACAAATTGGTTCGGCTTGGCTGGCTCGTGCCCGGCAGGCGCTATTGGGTGACCACCCGGGCCTTGGCAAGACTCTGCAAGCAATGGGTGCTATTGTAGAGGCAGAAATCACCGGCCCAATTTTGGTTTTTGCACCCAAGACGGCCGCCATCATTACATGGACCGAAGAGTTGTCCAAATGGCTGCCGAATGACATGGTATACTGCGTCACAGCGCTAAACGGCAAAAAGCGTAATGAGGCATTGTCAAGTGTCATTGCATATTTTCAGGAGTGGGACACACGCGGACCTGCATCAGATCGCCCAGAGCCCCGCATGTGGATTCTCTGCAATATCGAGATGGCCCGGGTCAAGGTCTTGCAGAAGAAAGAGGCAGAGCTAGAAGGTGCCGAGGTATTTGACCCCAAATACCCAGAGATATTCTCGATGCCCTGGTCTGCAGTTATTGTGGATGAGAGCCACAACGGCTTGATTACGCAATATTCAAAGCTGTCTCGGATGTCACAGACCCGCGCGGGGATGGCTAAATTGCCTCTGCGAGAAGGCAGTTTGAAGATTGCCATGTCAGGTACGCCGATGCGGGGAAAGCCCCAGAATCTTTGGGGGACTCTGAATTGGCTTCGACCGGATTTGTACCCTGCCTTTTGGCGATGGGTTGGCAAGTACTTTGACGTATTCGACAATGGGTATGGCGTGATCATCGGTGGTTTCAAAGAGGGCATGGAAGAGGAATTCAACCGTGACCTTGAGACCATTATGCTTCGTCGAACGAAGGCAGAGGTTTTGGCAGATCTGCCGCCGAAAATGTATGCTGGAACCAGGCTGGAGAACCAAAATCCCGCAGCAGCTCCTGGGCATTGGATTCCGATTGAGGGTCCCCAGCTGAAGACATATCGGGATGTAGGCAAAGATGCCGCCATCAAGCTTCAAGGCGGTACATTAACTCCAAATGGACATCTCGCTTTGGCAACACGACAGAAGCAATTTGCTTCAGCGTCAGCCAGAATTGATGAAAACGGCGAATACCAGCCTTGCTTACCAAGCAACAAATTCGATTGGCTCGTGCAATTCCTTGCCGAGCGAGGGATTTCAGCTGAGGATGAATATGGTGATGCCAAAGTCATTGTGGCAACGCAATTTACCAGGCTTGCCAATATGTTCCATCGTGAGCTTGAGTCAATTGGAATAAAAGCACATCTTTTGACTGGTGAGGTTCGACCGCAAAAGCGAAAGGAAATCAAGGAGGAGTTTCAGGGGATTGGTGGTCCTCGGGTATTCATTTTGAATATCAAGGCTGGCGGCGTCTCTCTGACGCTGGATGCGGCAGATGATGTTGTAATTTTGGATGAAACCTGGAACCCTGATGATCAGGAGCAGGTTGAGGATCGCGCGCATCGTGCGAGCCGCATGCACCAAGTCACAATTCACTATGTGCGATCTATCGGCACAATCGAAGAGGAAATCGCTCTGGATTTGGGTGATCGTGAAGAGGCACAGAAACAAATTCTTGATGGCAGACGCGGCGTAGATTTCGTCAAGCAACTTTTGGGAGTGTAAATGGATTGGTCGTTGATCTGGATTGGAATTGCAGTTGCAGCGTTCGTGGGATTGCTTTTGTGCGCCACTTGGGCTGTGGCGCGTGATATCGGCTGGAACAAAGGGTTTATGGATGGATTTGAAGATGGTGAAAGATATGGTCGCGAAGAAGAAAAACAAGTTCAGCTAGCAAATCCATTCCACAAACAAAATCTACGAGCCAACCGAAGCGCTATGCCTCGCCCAGATTCTGCAGGGCCAATTAGGGTGCATCAAGCCAAGATTAGAGGTGACTACATGCTGCCACAAAACCAACCAGGATTCCCGAATCCTACCAAGTTCAACATAAATCCAGCTGATCCGGATTAGATTGCATTGCAATCAAGGCCGGAAAGATCGACTAGCCATGGCCGGTCGAATAGGGTAAGGTAATAAAAGTATCAGGCCAGCATGGTCCCAAATTCGAGGAGAAGCATGACTACCACCGAAGCCAACGAGGCTGTCGAGACTCCGGCAGAGGTTGTGCCGACGGAGGAGACGCCCAAGGCTGAGAAGTCCAAGGGCGAGGATTACACCAAGTACGTGGAGAAGGAGCCGACCAACCTTCACGTCCACTACTGGGACTGGATCAAGTCCAAGACGGGCCTGGAGCTTGCGGTGGCGGATGACGTTGCCGTCAAGATCGTGCAGATCGCTGTGAGTGCGTACCAGAAGTATCAGGCTTCGCCGGAGAACAAGCAGCGTCGTGTCGATGAGGCCCAGGCGCGCGAGGAGGCTGTCGAGGCAGCCAAGGCAGAAAAGGCCAAGAAGGCCGCAGCGAAGGCTGCGGAGAAGGCCAAGGCTGCTGAGGATGCCAAGACTGAGGCTGCTGCTGCCGGTGATGGCGAGGCCGCGAAGCGCCAGCCGCCGCCGCGCAAGGGCGCCAAGGCTTCTGCGACCAAGGCCGCTGCAGGCGAAGCTCCGTTCTGATCTTCCGGGGGTACCTGGCGAGTTAGGTCACCAGGCTAAGTCGCGTGGACAGCATAGAAGCACGCAGCCCCATCCAAGCAGGGAGGTTCAGGGGTGACGACCTGAACATGTCAACCGGACCGGACAGTCTATGACTTATCCGGAACGTCACCGCTTGACACTCCCTTTTGTTGGCAGATGTGCTCCGGCACTATCTGTCTTTTTACTCAGTGGGGATTGAGCCACACGGTCGGTCTGCCGGGGAAGGGTGGACCGGCCGCTGTGGTGGAGAATGAGTGGCCAAGGGCCATAGAAATAGAGTATCCTGCGTGTATCGCCCTGATTTTTAAGATACGCAGTGCCGCCTCTCATTCTCCTCCAGAGCGGTTTGTTGTGGTGGATAGTCAAGGTGCATAAGTGTACACGGCTGGCTTATGCAGCAAGGTACGGCCAGAGGTGACAGCCTGCGACGTGACTACTGCTGGAACTCACAGCTGGTGAGCGCACGGTAGCCTGCGATCGTGACTGGTGAACTCTAAACAGTCCGCCTTGACTATCCTTCAGAGCGAAGTGTGGGAGGAGGGTCAGTGCCAAATAGTACAGAAAAGAATAGGCAACGTCGAGAGTTGCGCAAATGGGTCGCTGACCCAAATCACCGAAATAAGGGATACTGGAAGGCTCCATTACCAGAAGAAAAGCACGGACGATTTAGCACTTATAGCAATTGGGGCTGCTTGTGCCCGCCTTGTGAAGAGGCAAATGAGGAGCATAGCAGAATTCAACGCAAGAGGGTTGCGAAGATTTTCCGCCGGACATTGGATTACATTTCCGGTAATCGCTAAAATTGAATAGCATAAATTGGCACTAGCCCTCTATGGAGGATGGCTATGCAGGGAAATCCCAAGAATGCAGGGCGTAGCAAGAAAGCGCTCTGCATTTCCTGTGCACGGAATAAGCACAGACAGTGTGATTTGCACGTGAATGACGGCGCATTCGATGCCGAAGACTTCATCAACGTTCGCTGTGATTGTTTCTGTGAGGGTCGAATTGGTACAGAATTCGATAGCCTCGTAGCAATGGCCGAACACTACGCCGAGCAAGTGCAGGAATTTCAGGAGGAGACTCGACAGGTTCGCATGCTTGCCGCGCGGGCTGCCGGTGTGGCTGATGAGGTGATGGAAATCATCAGAGCCCTTGATGCCCGCGCGAGGGATGATGAGGGAAACCTGCTAATTTTGGATCACCGTGAGCACGTGGACCGTGTGCTGGACGAGTTCTTCCTGCAGATGAAAACGGTCGCTAACAAGAGCGAGGCTGTTCTGGCGCTGCTCGCCGAGGACAGCGGATTCACTGTGAAAAATCTTGTTAACAGACTTGTTGAAGTGCAAAGCTCTGATCCCTATGATGCCTGTGACGACGATTTTGATGGACCCATCGGCGACGGTCCGCAGGGCGTGCAGAAGCGTGGTCCTGGCGTCCTTCAGGAAGGCCCGTATGCCGGGCGAGTAACTGAGCCTGGCGGTAGGCAGCGAGACGCCACATCTGACGAGATTGCCATGGTAGAGCAGTATCGGAAGGCGCAAGCTGTCCTCGCCGAACGTGCTAAGCAGCAGATCAACGAGGATACAGGGTGGCCCGTTGATTGAGCTGCCTCTGCTCCGTACGTCGGAGCGCAAAGACTTTAAGCGCTGCCCGCAACGGTGGTGGTGGGCTTGGCGCGATGGCCTGCGGCCACAAGGTCCAGATCCCCTAAACCTTTGGTTCGGCACCGGAATTCATTTGGCTTTGGCTAAGTGGTATATTCCTGGCAAGACACGCGGAGTTGACCCACGCGAGACATTCGAGGCTTTTGTAAAATCAGAGACTCGAATGATGAAGTTGACGCACAAGGATGAATTCGGCGAAGTTGAGAAAGACTTCGTTGAAGCCGGTGTCTTGGGCGAAGACATGCTTACCGGTTATCTCAATTTCTATGGATGGGATGAAGCCTGGGAGTTCATTGCTCCCGAACAAACATTCTCTGTAGTTCTTCGGCATCCGGTGCACGGCAAGATTGTGCGATATGTCGGGACATTTGATGGCGTATTCATCGACCATGAGCAAGACGGTTCATATCGCTTGCTAGAAACGAAGACTGCCAAGGACATCAGCACAGCGCATCTTTCGCTTGATGATCAAGCCGGTGGTTATTGGGCGATTGCCACAAACACACTTCGTGCTCAGAATTTAATTCCCTCTGATGCGAACATTGATTACATTGTGTATAATTTTCTTCGCAAAGCCTTGGAGGATGACCGCCCCAAGGACCCGGAAGGCTTTGCGCTGAACAAAGACGGAACGCGCAGCAAAAGGCAGCCAAAGCCTCGGTTTGAGCGTTTTCCGATTGATAGAAATCCGCGTGAGCGAAATGTGCAGCTTAAGCGAATTATGGCTGAATCCATGGCTATGCGTCGCTTTGAAACGGGCGAGCAAGAAATGTACAAAACCTCCAGCTGGAATTGTTCATGGGATTGCCAGTTCTTTCAGATGTGCGAGCTGCACGAGCAAACTCCAGATTGGGAGGAATACCGCAACATGTCGATGCGTCGTCGTGATCCGTACGCAGATCACAGGAAGAGTGCGGCAGAATGAGTGAGGATGCGCAGAAGATTGATGCTGATGTTTGGCTGCAGAACGACGAAATTCTCCCCTCCAGTCCGGGGTGGGTGTATCGAGATGTAGATGGGACCGACTATCCTGTGGTTGGATGGAAAACAAAGGGGATTTCGCTGGAAGATGAGGGATACATGATGGTCCCAATTCTCGGCGAACCTCATCCGGGCGGAAAGTTGTTTTTCCAAGGAACGGAGTTCACTCAGTGACAGCGACAGTTGAGCTCCCCTCTGATATCATTGATCTCTCGGATTATGATGAGAGTATCAATCTGCTGCTTTATGCAGATTCTGGCGTTGGAAAGACAGTTTTCAGCGGCGGCGCCGGCTTGATTCTCGGCGTTGAGAAGGGCACAGTCTCCGCAAAGCGCCAGGGTAGCAATGCCAAGCTTTGGAAGATCAATTCCTGGAATGATCTGCAGAAGGCTTACTCTTGGCTCAGGAAGAATCCCAAGGTATTCTCTTGGGTTGCTATTGATTCTGCCACTGAGATGCAGCAGCTTGCGCTGAAATGGATTTTGGAAAAGGAGTACCGAGAGGCTGGCGGCGCACAAAGCAAACGGGATATTGATATCCCGCAGATTCAGGATCATCAAAAGTGGCAGAACATGTTCAAGAGGTTCATCAAGGGCTTTTGCGATCTGCCAATTAATGTTGTGTTTACAGCGCTGCCTCTTCACGTTGAAGATGAAGAGGGAATGGCGCTGGTGCTCCCTGACTTTTCCGGCAAGGGATACCAAATTGCGCAGTGGGTTTGCGCGCAAATGTCCGTCGTCGGATACATGAAGAAGATCCGCAGGAAGACTGGCGAAGACGGCAAGGGCGAGGCAACCTACAAAGAAGTACGTAGAGTATACTTCCAGTATAAGGCGCCACACTTCGCCAAAGATCGATATAATGTTCTTGGTCCGTACTGGGACGACCCTACGTTAGCCGCTATCGATGCGCGCATCAAGGGTACGGATAAGCCGTCGGGGGACCCCGGCAACGTCGCAACGGCGAAGGGAGAGGCCAGCAAAGCCCGTCGTCCGGCCGACGACGCGGTTACCGAGGAGCCGTCTGACACAACAGACGAATCGGATGATGTCGAAGACATCAATTTGGATGATGAGGAATAAAATTGCCTAATATCAAGTTCAAGGTTGGCGCTGATGCCAAGGACGCCAAACCGTCCCAGGTTGGCTATGTTGGCTCTCGACCTCCCAAGGGCGTTTATCGAGTTTTGGTGAAGCGCCTGACTCTCACCATCAACAAGAACGGCGACTACATGTTGAACGCGGTTCTTGAGATCAATGAACCTGAGAGTTCGCCCAAGGCGCGTTACAACAAGTACGGCTTCTGGTGGAATGGTAACGTCACCGACGAAGGGGCTGGCTATATCAACCAGTTCCTTGACGCTATCAGCAACGGTAAGAGCGCGGTGAAGGACGCATTCTATGCGGGTAAACTGCGCACCTTTGAAGCTCCCAAGAAGGGGCACAAGGCTGCGGTAATGGCAATCGGCCCGCTGCGAATTCAGCAGGAGGGTATGCCCGCTATCGTCAATACCCGACTTGGCAAGCCCTACAACGGCGAGACGAACCTGGCTGTTGCTGATTGGCTGCTTCCGAGTCAGCTGGAAGAGCTTGAAGCTTCTGGATCACTTGATGGCGATGACGATGTCGCCGAAGATGATGTTGAGGTTGACATCGATGAGTCCGCTGACGGTGAGTCTGCTGACGGTGCTGCTGATGACGATGTTGCTGATGACGACAGCATCGAGTACACCGAGGAGGATGAAGACAATGAACCTCCCTTCTGATTTGAAGCCAGTATATCTGGCTGATTACGAGGGTTACGAGGATGGCCCTGTCATCGTCAAGATCGAAATCACAGAGGTTCTTGATTACCCTGAGGGCGAAGATCTGACGGAATATCTTGGCACTCTGCTTTCAGACGCATTTGGATCAGCCGGATTCAACATCGTAGTTGCGAATACGGCTGAAGCTGCGCAGGAGTCTCGCGGCGTACACTGAGAACGTCCCCCGGTCAGTCGGTGAAACATCCGGCTGGCCGGGGCGACCTTGCGACAAGGATTCATATGCAGACATTCCTTCCCTATATTGGGTGGAACAAGTCGTTGCAATGTCTGGATAATTTACGGCTCTCCAAACAGCGCGTTGAGGCAAAGCAGATTCTCATGATTTTGGCTGGCGAGAGTCAGGGATATCAACACCATCCGGCCATTCAAATGTGGCGAGGCTATGAGCGTGCGCTTTGTATGTATGGCGCAGCGGCTTGCTATCAATGGAGAATAGTTAGAAATCGAAATTGCGACATGTGGCCTTGGTTCCCCGCCCGGGACAAGGCGTATGCTGATGGTATTATGCCATGGGCTGCAGAACCGCAAATTGCTGCCGTGCCCCCTTGGGTAACAGATGCATGGCTTATGCGATCACACCGAAGTAATTTGATTCGCAAGAATGCGGAGCATTACGGACCGCTGTTTCCGAATACGCCAGAGAATATGCCATACCTTTGGCCGGTTAATGACCCGGAAGAGACCAAGGGATATCGCTTGCTAGTTAGCATGGCCGATTATGGTAGAATTTGTCGTGGTGAACGAGTTATCCCATCTGGGCTTAGTTTTGATGAAATTAATCGGAATGTGACGGTGCGATGAGGGTCGCCATTTTCGGGTCTGGACCAAGCGGATTGCTTGCTGCACACGCTCTGGTTGTTTATGGTCACGCCGAGGTTTGGGATATTGATATATTTTCCAGAGGCGAGAAATCACCTCTTTATGGATGCCAGTATCTGCACCAGCCAATTCCTGCCATTAATTGCGGTGAGGACGTAACTGTCAAATACAATTTGATTGGCTCGCCGGAGCTTTATTACCGCAAGGTGTATGGATCCAAGCGCGTTACGGCTGTTAGTCCTGAAGAGTATGGTGGCGAACATCAAGCCTGGGACATTCGCAAGCTTTACGACCAGCTTTGGGATGCCTGGCAGCCTCGTGTAAAAGTTGCGATGGTTGATAAGCCAAATCCAGATGAATTTTGGGATATTTTTGCGCCAACATACGACAAGATTATCAGCACAATTCCTCGGAATAATTGGTGCTACAATGAAAAGCACAATTTTGAGGTGACTGAAATCTATGCGGTTGGCGATGCACCGGATCTCGGCGTTCGAGCGCCATTCCGACCAGCATTCGATAATGCGGTGATTTGCAATAGTGATCCTCATGTTGGCTGGTACCGAATGTCCCAAGTCTTCGGGTTTAGCACAATTGAATGGCCCGGGGATCGAAAGCCGCCTGTTGGTCGAGTAGCGCATGTCAAAAAGCCACTGCGAACTGATTGTAATTGCTGGACAGAGCACGAAGATGACGTTAGCTGGGGCGAGAGCATTTTGTTCGTCGGCCGATATGGCGAATGGAGGAAGGGTGTGCTTGCCCATGACGTCTTCTACCAAGTTAGAGATGCTTTCGCGTAAACCCTGGGTTGGCATTGATATTGACGGTACCCTCGGCGATTATCACCGGCACTTCTTAATGTGCGCAGAAATGTTTTTGCAACGGCCCATGCCAAAGCCAGAAGAAATCAACCCGTTGATGCCATTGCATAAATTCATCGGTGTAGACAAGCGCAAATATCGAGAAATCAAAATGGCATATCGGCAGGGTCGCTGGAAGCGATCTATGCCAGTCTTCCCGTACGCACGCCAGATGACCCTTGACCTTCGCCGCGCGGGGATATGTATAAGCATTTGTACGACTCGACCATTCAATCAACTTGGCGAAGTTGATGCGGACACAAGATGGTGGCTCCGCCATCATGGAATTCAACACGACCTTCTCATTTGGGGGCCGCATAAGTATCGAGACCTGACAAGAGCTGCGGGAAAGAACAACATCGTTGCTGTAATTGATGATGAATTAGAGCAAATGGAGCGATGTTTCCGGATTGGCATTCCGTTCTATTTGCGTAATCAGCCGTATAACCAAACTCATCAATTGATAGCTCCACATCGGGGCTTGCGACATTCCAGCATTCGAGTGATTAGCCTGGAAGAAGCAACAAACCGAATTCTCAAAGATTTGGAAGGATGGAAAAGTGGACAACCCATTTGATAAAGATGCGCCGTTGATGGCGAAAACAAAAGATGGACAAAAGTGGGTTACTTATACGCTGGGTTTGGGTAGTGACAAGCCCCTTACGTGCACTGCATGGGATATCTTCTTGGGCGCAGGAGAGCCCAACGATTTGGGTGATTCTCTTTTGCAGGAATTCATGGAACGTTTCATGGAAAAACAGAGAGATTACGGCGACGCTGCCGATGATCTTGGTGCCCCAGGGCAGTATGCCGAAATTCACCGCAAGAAGGCAAAGCTCAAGAAGGCTTTGTGGGAAGGCGAGAAGCTGGTGGGTGAACCGGTTGATGAGGTTTTGATGGACCTTATTGGACACTGTTTCCTGGCGCTCCGGCATGTCAGACAAACCAACTACGGCGGGAGATTCAAGAAGTGAGTGCCGAAGACGTCGCTTGGGATCTCAGCAACTTCCTCACCGAGAATCCTGATTATCGTTATCCTGGTTCGCCCTTGATGAGCACCGAGCTTGACGGAGCTTATGTCTTTGATATAACGCAAGAAGAAACCACCTACATCGTAACCGTGCAGGAGAAGCAGTGAATTCGGAAAACATCGCAGATGCCGTAGATGAGATTGAAAGTGGGCGGTATTCTACTGTGTATAAAGCTGGCGACGGTGACAGTCCGCTGGCTTTTGCTGAATTTGGCCTAGACCGTATTCTCCCTGAATGGGTTATTCCAGATTGGGATTTCCCCGTCCTTGATCTTGGCCCAGGAAGTAAGCTGGTGCCCGGTGCTGTCCGATTGGACTGGCCAGAGTATGATTGGGAGTCGGAGTACACAAATGAATATGTGCATGATGGCAAAGGGTCCGTGCATCCCCGTGCAGTTCTCAGGCTCAAAAATAGCGGAAAGCTGCCGTACGAGGACAACTCTGTAGGCGGCATCTTCTGCGTGAACCTTTTGGAGCATCTGTGGGACCCTCGTCCGTTGATTTGGGAGATGGCGCGCGTTTTGCGACCTGGCTGTCCTATCAACGTATTCGTCCCACACGCAGATAGCATCATGTACAAGCAAGATTTGGACCACAAGAAGCCATTCGTACTTGATACCTGGCGCAATCTGCTTGATCCGCACCCCTATTATGAGAAGGGGCATCAACCAACACACGGTTTGCGTCGAGGTGTTGAATTCAAGTTTGCAGTGAAGGAAGGAAATGAGGCATGTATCGCCCAGCTGATCAAGAACTGAAGCAAGCTGTTGAAGCCTTTCGCAAGGTCATGGAAAATTCAGCTCCTCTTTTCAGAGTCGTGGCAGAACAGTTCAAGATGGCAGCACAAAATCTTACACTGGCTCTTCAGGTATTTGGTGCAGAACTGAACAAATCCATGGAGGAATGGTCGAATAATGATGGGGATGATGAGGAGAATACGGAAACAAGAAAGTGAAAGAAGAAACAATTTCGACAATTATTTGTACTTGTCCTGCCAATGCGCCTGATTGGCCAGATGAACGTGAACATCTGCAGCAGGATGATTGTTTGTGTCAAGGTTGTGGCGAGCCCTTGAATGAAGGTCCACACGGAGGGAATATCTGCACATGAGTGTTTGGATTGTAGGTGGGACTAGCGGAATTGGCAAGGCCATCCATTCCAAGCTTCTGAGTGAAAATGATTCAGGATTTCTCTTTGTAACGGGCGAAGAAGTTGACGTAACGGATTCATCAGCGCTAGAGAACCAGCTGGTGCATATCAGCGACGCGACAACGGGTGAGATTGAGGACCCTCTGCGCACAGTGTATTTTTGTGCTGGGATCAACTACCTTGAGTGGTTGGGCAAGATGGGGGAACGCGGTCGGATCAACGCGCAAGAAGTAATTGACGTAAATTTGATGGGATTCATTAATCTCATGGACGTTCTCGTCAAGGCATCTAGCGAGGATTTGCTTACCCCTCCAGAGTGGATTCGACCTAGAGTTGACGTAGTTGTCATCACCTCGGATGCAGCCGAACGCCCCATGCGAACATCTACGGCTTACTGCGCCTCAAAGGCCGGTCTCAACATGGCGATTCGTTGTGCTGCTAGAGAGCTTGGGCCAATCGGCTGGCGCGTATTCGGCATCGCTCCAGGGATGATCGAAGATACAAATAATTATCCCAGCAAGATGACACAGTATGTTGATGAACGAGTATCCGAGGTTCGTGGATGGACTCGCGAGGAAGCTGGAGCATATGAGGCGCAGCAATCGGTTATTCGCAATCCATTGCGTATTCATCCGATGGACATTGCCAATTTCGCGGTCAGTCTCGCTGACAGCGATACCGAGCATTTGAACGGAAACATCTTCACTGTGAATGGTGGTCGCTAATGGAACTTCCGAAATTCAATGCCTATCTCCTCCAAGAGGAGGCTAGGCACAACAAGGATCAACAGGCTTGGCCGCAGGTTTACATGCGAGCTGAAGGGGGCGAACCGCTGGAAGTCAAGTCAATCACTTTCGATGCCGTTCATAACCGAATCATCCTAGGAGCGTCATGACTCCAGAATACCACGTCGAAATTGCAGCAGAAATGCTGAAATCGATCGGAAGTAAGGACCAAATTCTCAAGCGTATCGGTCACGAAACAGATATCGCTTTGGCGACTGCGGCCTCAGCACATCTCAAGATGGCCGAGCTCAAGCTCACTTGCCCGGAACTTTTCCTGAAAATGGAGTCTGCATAACATGAAGTACGTTTCCCTGCACCATCATTCTACATTCAGTTACATGGATGGGTATGGGATGCCAGATGCGCACCATGCCCGCGCGGCAGAGCTTGGCATGTCCGCTTTGGCATTGACGGAGCACGGAAACGTATCGAGCCATGTTAAGCACGAGCAGGCAGGTGCCAAGTATGGCGTCAAGCCAATATACGGATGCGAACTATATACCGCATCAGAAAGGACAAGATCAAAGTGGCACCTGACCTGCATCGCAGAGACGCAAGAGGGCTATCAGAATCTGAACCAGCTGGTGAGCAAAGCTTGGGCAGAAGGCTTCTACCAGTGGCCGACGGTCTTTGGGTACATGCTCAACGAACATCGTCAAGGCCTGATTCTGACCTCTGGCTGCGCCGATTCGCTCCTCAGCTGCACGCTGATGGGCGGCAAGAGCAACGGCCCGAAGCGGGAGACGATCACCAGCCAGGATCTGGACAATGCGGAGAAGGTGATCCGCAAGTTCCAGGAGGTGATGGGGAAGGACAACTACTTTCTGGAAGTTCAGCAGTTCCCTGGGCTTGCCCGCACCTGCACACTAAATCCTGCGTTTGCGGAGTTGAGTATGCGGACAGGTGCGCCTTTGGTGGCCACATCTGACTGCCACTACCCTCTCCCGACTGATAATGAGATGCAGAAGATTCTACATGCGGCTGGACGTGGAACTGGGACGGTTGCGGCGGCTGAGGCGGGATGGGAATATGACATCCTGCTGACGCCGCCGACCTCGGACAAGGCCATTTATGAGAACTTGCGAGGAACCGGTCTAACCCGATTGCAGGCGCTTGAAGCAATTGATAACACAGCACTTATTGCATCTAGGTGTAACGTTCTTCTGCCAAAGAATGAATTGCTTCGCTTTCCATTGCCACAAGGCTTTGATACGCCAAAGGATTTGATTTGGCAGAAGTTGCGAGAAGGCTGGACGTACCGCTGGGCACGTAATCCGCATATGCGCGCCAACAAAAAAATGTACGTTGAAAAGCTCAACTATGAGATGTCTGTGGTTGAACAGAAGGATGGATATCTGGACTACTTCTTGATGGTTTCAGATGCTGTCATTTTCGCTAAGGATTCAGGCATCGCTGTCGGCCCCGCGCGGGGGTCTGCGGCAGCTAGCTTGATTCTGTATTTGTTGCGGGTAACCGAGGTTGACCCGTGTCAATTTCCCACAATGGTTTTCGAGAGGTTCATTGATGTTGCGCGTACAGATATGCCGGACATCGACCTCGACTTTGCTGATGACCGGCGAGATGAAGTCAGGCAACACCTCGTGCGAATTTACGGCAACGATCGAGTCGCAAACATTGGTAACTTTGTCCGATATCGGGGCAAGAATTCGATCGTTGACGTCGCACGCGTTTACACGATTCCAAAGTATGCGGCGGACCAGGTCAAAGACCTCATCATCGAACGGTCGGGCGGTGACTCGCGAATCAACGACAGTCTCGCAGACACCTTCGCGACCTTTGATGTTGCTCGCAAAATCTTAGATCAATTCCCTGATCTGAGCCGAGCAATTCAGCTCGAAGGCAATATGCGCGGCATGTCAGTGCACGCTGCAGGATTGGTTATTAGCAACCGCCCGATCACGGATACCTGTGCGATGTATACCAGAACTGTTGCTGGCGAGAGCAAGTCAGTTCTTGCATATGACAAAAAGGATGCCGAATACCTCGGCATGCTGAAGATGGACTTCCTTGGGCTTGCCGAGATGTCGGCGATTGACATCGCGCTTCGTATGGTCGGTATGACACTTGATGAGCTTTACCAGGTTCCGCTAGACGATGCCGAGACTATCCAAGGCTTCCGGGAGACCGACGTCGTCGGCATTTTCCAATTCAAGGGCCGAGCCACCCGTCTGATTTGTCAGGATGTGGTACCCGATCATTTCATGCATCTTGCGGATATTAACGCTCTGGCTCGACCAGGGCCGCTGTTCTCCGGGATGACAGCACAGTATGTCGAGGTGAAGCACGGGCGAGCTGAGCCAGACCATTTGCATCCGCTAGTTTGGAAGTACACGCAGCACACGTACGGACAAATCATCTACCAAGAGCAAGTGCTCAACATCATCCGTGAGATTGGCGGCTTCCCGGTTGCCAAGATTGGTGATATTCGCAAGATCATTTCGCAGAAGCTTGGCGAGGCTTCATTCAATGCAATGAAAGAAACCTTCGTTGATGGAGCGAAGCGGCTGCACAATATTGATGCAGATTTGGCTGATCGCATTTGGAAATTCATGGTGACATCAGCCACCTACTCATTCAACGTTGCGCACTGCATTAGCTACTCTATGCTGGCATTCTGGTCTATGTACCTGAAGCGCAAGCATCCGCTAGCATTTTATTCCGCATCGCTTCGCAAGACTTCCAAAGAAAATTGGCCCAAGCTACTCCGGGATGCCCGAAAGAAGAACATTGAAATTCTTCCGCCTAGCATGACGGAATCGGATTACAGTTGGTCTCCAGACCCAAGCGGCCACGCCGTCCGCGCGGGATTTGTACAGGTTGATGGCGTTGGCGATATCACTGCAAAGAAGATTATCGATGCTCGTGCAGCCGACCCTCTCGGATACACTGAGTGGTCAGATCTGATGAAAATCTCAGGGATCGGGCCAAAGAAGATGGAGCGAATTCGTGAGTTTTGCGAATCCGATGATCCTTTCAATTTGGATCTTGTGGGTAAGACTCTGGGTATCTATCGGGAGGCCCTGGAGGCTGGAGAAGGTGATTGGGCTGGTCTACCTGTCCCTTCTCATACATCTGATGAGATTCCTCGCGATGCCATAAATCTGCCAGTAATCTGGATTGGCATTGTTGCCAAGAAGGAATACAAAGATCTCATTGAGGATGAAAGAGCGCGATCTGGCGATACCGTTGAAGAGATTTTGGCAAGGGTTAAGGACCCGGATTTGCGAAAATCTTGTACTCTCAAGTGTTATGATGATGGTGATGAAGATGTGTATCTGCGTATCAATAGATGGGCATTCCCAGATTTCAAAGAGGCCATCGAAACGGTAAATTGTGACAAGGACATTATCATCGTCCGTGGTTTCAAAAAGGGCGGATTTGGCGTCTCGCTGCACATCAAAGATATGATCGTGATCAACCCAGATGAGGATGAAGATGATTGAGGATCCAGATCGGCCGCCGCTGGCTGAAGACTCAGTTGCATTCCTTCCCGCAACGCTATCGCTGATTTTGGGATTACTTGCATTCTTTTCCCTGCAAGTTTATTCGTTGTTGGTTTGGGATTGGCGTTGGAGTGTTGTGGGTCTTATTGCATTGATTGCTGGTCTCTGTATCGGCGCGACTATGCAAGCACACGCAAACAAGCGAAAGCGAGCAGAAAATGTATAATCCGATGGATCACAAAGTCTCGGATAACACTCTGAAAATCGTACAGGAGGCGACGGCAAAGGCCGTGCAAAAACATGGACACGCCGACACTCCGTTAAGCGATGGCATTCCGCGAGGCGACAAACTCGCAATCCTCATGGAGGAAGTTGGAGAAGTTGCCGAAGTTCTCTGTGATTATCGAATGGGAATTTGGACGCAAGAAGAAGCAATGGCGATGCTAAAGAAGGAACTGTCACAGGTTTCAGCGGTTGCTGCTATGTGGCTCGAATGCGAAATCAACATCGGGGGATAGCGTGCATTTCGTTATTTTTGCCTTCGCTGTGTTTTTGTTTACAGCGCTCGGCATTGCTTCAGTATTTGTAAGGGGGTGGAAAAGTAGGCTAAAGATTTTGATTACAGGAGCATCTCTATTCACATTCTTCGTGATATTGAGCGGAGCAATATACTGGAGCGTTTAATAATGCTCAGAACGGTATGGCTTTATATTCAGCATCGCATCGCAGCTCGCAAAGAGTACCAAAGGTTTGCCGAGGAGCTGCAGCAAGAAGAGGATGAAAGATATGCCAATGAAAGTTACTTCACTGGCATGAGATATGGAAAGCATAGGAGGAAAACTGATGGGTGAGAGAATTCACTACAATATCCGCATCACCGTGGAAAAGGTGGAGCATGTGCCGGTGAAGGTCGAGCGAGGTCTGGCCCATGCGACAACCGGCGAAACCAAGCGCGTAGTCACTGAAGCTGGCAAGGTTGAGCTGAAGCACAGCGATTTCGACACAGCAAAGAACTTGGCCGGGAAGCATTTGGAACTTTTGACAGAGTTCGATGGGGCTGATCCTCGAAAGGGCAATACGCGTGACTTCTGAGAAGGCACCTTGCCCATATAGCGAAGAAATGCGTTGGGACTGGATTGACGAAGCGATTGAGTACGCAAAGCGATCTCTCTGCGATCGATCAAAAGTCGGCGCAGCCTTAATTCTCGCTGACGGAGATAAGTTCCTCGCGCACAACCAGGTGACACCTGGACATGGGAGTATCACCTGCAAATCCTTTTGCCCGCGCGGGGCGAAGACGTTTGCGGAACAACCGGCGTATGCTGAATACAATGACTGCAGCGCATTGCATGCGGAATTTGCTGTTGTGAACAAAGCTTTGTTTGCGGCAGGACGCAACAATAGCGCTGAAGCGTTCGGTGAAATGGCTGATGGTTTGAAAACAAGTCAATCGACGTTGCGACAATTGTTTCGAAATTCGTGGATGTTCGTCACTCGTGAACCCTGTGACGCATGCAAGATGTATCTGGAGGGCCTCGGCATTCGCTACCAGTGGGTTAACATCCGGAAGAGAAAGAGGGTAATCCATGTCAGCGATTTATGACGCTTACATCTGTGGGCCGATGGCCGGACACGATAAGCTGAACATTCATAAGTTCAGAGCGGTGAAGAATTACCTCAAATCTGCCCTGAAAATGTCTGCAATCATTCCGCATGAGATTGCGCCGCATCCGCACGACCCGGATAATCCTCATTGTCCTGAAAGCTTTCGCAAGAATCCGAACAGCGAGCACGCAGAGTGTTGCTATCTTCGCGGCGACATTATCGTGATGCTACGCGATTGTAAATCGGTGTACATCCTTCCCGGCTGGAACGCTTCAAACGGTGGACGGCTTGAGCTTATGATTGCAGCTCAAGCCGGTTTGCCCACAGTGTTCATCGACCACAACCAGCTTGTGGAAATGATGTACAATTCGACTCGTAGCAATATTCTGAAGCCACCTTTGGGATGGAAAGCTTCTGTTGATGGTTGACAAATCATATGTCAATGCAAATGAATTGGGGCAACTTCGGGTGACTACTTTTCCCAATGAAGATGAATTGCGAATTCGCGCGATAGTCTGCATTCATCGGAATCTTGGGGCAAGTAAGGATATGCTTGAAATTGCAGAAATGCTAGGTTTGATCGATGGCAATGCCGAGTACATCAAGGCTGATGAGGTTATGGGTCACACGAATAACCCGCATCGCCGAGGCATAGGGAATTGGATTGACTGATGATCAGAGAATGTACTTGCGATAACCTCGCCTACCCATGTGACATCCACGACACAGAAAGTCCCGATGTAGTGCGCCCTGGTAATTCTATCCAGAAGTGGTCTGATGAGGCTATGTTCACAGCGGAGCCTAGCGATGCCACGAACGGACCGCGCGTCTACCTCTTGGCAGCACCGGCAGACCCGCTAGGGGCCGTAGCGGCGGCTGCAAAGATGTACAAGGGCGAGGTCGTTCGGGATCTCGCGACAGTCACCGATGCGGATCGACGCTATTATCTGGGCGAGATGAAGAAGACCAAGTTGAAGATGCCGCTGGAGGCGGTGCAGCTGCATTTTCTCCTTGATGGCGTAACCCGCGCGTTCACCCATCAGCTTGTGCGTCAGCGAACCGCTGCATATGCGCAGGAATCCATGCGCTTTGCCGTGATTGAAGACAGCTTTGTGAATCGCGTAGCATTGCCCCCATCACTGGCTGGTACGCGTAGCTGGTCTGAGCGTGTATCGCAGACTATGGATGACCTGCCTAATTCAACCTATGACCAGGCTGCGGATGCAACCGACCGTGCCTCAACCAAGCAAGAGCGTTGGCGCAGACGTTGGGATGAAGTTCTGGATGTAATTCAGGAGAATTACAAGATTCTGGTGGATGCCGGCATGCCCGCCGAAGACGCGCGGGGATTGTTGCCAACTAACATAACCACCCGAGTGCACTACATCACCAATCTTCGCTCGCTTCTGGACCATGCCGGGAACCGACTCTGCACACAGGCCCAGTTTGAGTGGCGCCAGGTTTTCGCGCAGATTTCGCAGGTGCTGCGTAATTACGAGCCTGTGTATTCCAGAACCTGGACATCTGGCCCCAACAATGAATGCGTCTCGCTCCAACACGGTTGCCGAGGCAATTGGCAGTATTTCGAGTTGTCACAGCTGCTACAGCCCGCTTGCTACCAAGTCGGCAAATGCGTGTTCGGCGCAGAATTTGACCGAAAGTGCAGTATTCGCAATCGAGTACAGATGTACGCATCCGCTGGAGTTTCTAGCGATAGATGGGGTGATGGCTGCCAGGTGACCAAGGAATTTTCAATTGCGCCTATTTTCCCGGCTGAGTGGTTGTTGGATCCAGGAGCTGCGCGATGACTGAAACGCCAATCTATGACCAGATTCGAAAAGAAATGCAGTTCAACTCAACTCCAGGTGTTCGGTTCTTCACGGACGAGAATGGGCCGCCTGAGGGCGAATCCATTCTGATGGAAAATGTGCATGGCATGCAGATTTTCTGGAGTGGCAAGCGCTGGGTTGAAGCGGACCAGGCCGTGTATTCGCAAAATTACGATTCTTGGCCACCCCGTGATTACGATGGGCCTTGGCGAGAGGTGCCGGAATGATTTTCAGACTTTTGGTGACAGTTTCGATGCTGGTTGCCTTGGCATCCTGCAAACCAAGCGATGAAACTGAATTGCCAATTATTACTCCATCTACAGTAGTTCCAGTTCCAACCGGTCCTACGATTACCCTGGAGGATTAAAATGGCTGGCAGAATTTACAAACCTCTGATGGCCACTATGGCTGATGATATTGTCAAGCACTGTGCAGAAATGACGTTGCGGCAATATTCAATGGAATGGCATGAATCCTGTGGAGCGGCTGCTCGAATTGCCTCTGCCACATTGGCTGCTATTATTGAAGATGCCGAATTTTGCGGCGACGAACAAATCAATTTGAATCGGTTGAGGCAAATCCGAAACTTGCTGGATGAGAGGGCAGCTCTGACACATGTCTGAAATCATTTCAGTCGAAAAGGATTGGCGATTATTGTTGCAAGCTGCCGTAATCGAGGCAGCTTTCAATGGCGTTGAAGCGCTGGAAATTCAGCAACAGTTCGAAAATGAATTGGAGCTGTATTACGTTGGAAATGGCGATCCAGAAAACCCCGACCCGGACAACGTGTATGACATGCTCAAGGACAAGGAGCTGGGAATCTAATGCGGAGTCGCGCTGAATTGCAATTGGCAGCGCACCTTGGGTTCTGGGTGACCACGCCCGGAAATCGCAAGGTAGAGCTGCTTGACATCAAAAGACTGCAAGATGCGATTCGCACCAGAGTTCGCACTACCAGACCTGCTACGCAGCAGGAGTGCGAGATGTGGGACCACATGGTCGGATTGGCAGAGATGCTAGAGGCGCAAGGCGGATATAATGGCGGCACGGCGGATTTGAAGGGAATGCCAGCCGAGGAGGCCCGCAATCCTTTGGGCGACAAGAAAACCGAACCTTTGGGAAATGAGCCGTGTGACTAATGGGGAAATGGCGCGATTTCTTCAAGGCTGATGGCGGTGTCCCGTTAACTACTACAGTTAACCAACCTACTATCGGAGTTACAGTAAATTCAGATGTCAGCTCTCAAGCTCTCAAGAAGAGGCTGGATGAATTTGCTGTACTAAGCGAAGGGATCGATGTGGACAATCGACACCGTGGACGCGTAATCGGCGGCTGGCATGGTGCTGTTCCACTAGGGCACATGTGTTTGCCTCCCGACATCTATGAAGATGGCTGGGGGCCAGGTAGCCAATACGTTTGTCCCGCGTGTGGTTGCCCTTGGCTTGCAGAAGGCATTCGTATGCGAGCTGAAACCTACCGATGGTTTGGGCATGGAGCCAAGATGGCTTATGGGCCCAAACGCTGGACGTACAACGGTCCGGCTGAAGCAAAGTATCACGATCCTAGCGGCGAGGCAGCGGCAAGTCTTTCTGTGCAGGAAGGCTTATACGATTGGCGTGATTCTGGAGAGGGCCTTGCAGAGCGTTTGGATGAAGTCATTCGCATTCTTGCCCGGATGGGAGTCGTGGCGCATTCTCTTCTGGAAAATGCACACGATGCCGCTGCGCGGGGATCGCATGCAGCGACCAAAATTGTCCCTGCGGCAAATTACCCGCAAGGGGGTGTTGTCAGCGGCACAATCGGCGATGTGAATCGGGCGAAGCATCCAAAGCATTCTAAGCCAGCTGGGGGCAACGAATATGGCGGAAAGGAAGGTGGTAGGTGAGTGCAAAATCAGGGAGATTTTTGCATGAGTCTTTTCGACCACCAAAACACAAACTCCCGATTAGCTCGCTGTGCAGCAGCGCCGTAGTAATCGCTGTTGATCCTGGGTCAACCACTGGTTGGGCTGTTTGGCAAGTGCATCCAGAAGCTTTGTCAAATCCAGAAATTCTCATTCTGGAGAATGTGCAGTACTGGGCGCATGGTCAAATAGATTGCGGTGCTACCAAAGGTAATGCCGGGAATTCGGCTGCTATTTCTGCAGTGGAAATTCTTGAGGCTGAAGCCGGACAATTGATGGATGGTGAACGCATTGAGGAAATCGATGTATTCGCAGATGGCACCCTAACGCCAATCAGAGGGGCAGATTCTCTTGGGATCAGCACAACAGGAGAATCCGCAGGGGCGTCAGAAATCTTGCAGTTAGTTGAAGGCTGGCCCGGTGCTGCGATAGTGGTTGAGGATTTCATTCTCAGAAAATTTGACCAGGGTCGAGATATCCTGTCGCCTGTACGAGTCATGGAGAAGTTTGAGTTTGGTCTCTGGGTCCTTGGGCGAGATGGGCAAGCCTTTCGGCAACAGCCAGCATTAGCCAAGACAACCGCAACAGACGATCGTCTGCAGCGTTGGGGCTTTTATCGCAGAGAAGGAGGTTTGAAGCACGCTCGCGATGCCGATCGACATGCGATTACTTTCCTCAGAAGGTGCTCGCAGGGTAAGCAGGGTCGGCTGTTGCGGGAAAAGGCCTGGCCGCATTTGTATGGAATCATCCAGACAAAAGACGGGCCAGTTGAAGGGCCATATTACGTCGCGGCCTAGTTTCTGCAAGATTGCCAAAGGCGTAGAATAGGGACAGCCCCTGTACCAGCTTGCCACGTTCTTGCTGGTGCAGGGGCGACCCGAATTGAATATGTTATGGGCAGGGTTTCAAGTTAGCCGGGCAGCTAGACTTGAGTATACCTTGTCAGACCTCGCTGTCGCTAGTCGGCAAAAGGTATCGCATATTAAACCTGGAACATTGCGTATTTAGGTGCCAACTTCACTTGAATCCGTAATGGGTGCAGAAGCAGGAGAACTCTGCAAACCTGTGGAGCACGCTAATATGCGATACCTCTTATCGACTGGCGCCAGCCTTCTCGTGGTTTGCGATATGGCGATTCGCAAATTAGGGCTGACGGGAGCTACGTGTGACAGTGCTTGAATTTCCCTTTGCTTATCAAGAAGGTGATATTGATCCTTTTCACCAGAACTATGTAAATGCCTATCGTAGATCTGGTTGGATCCATCTCATCGCGCTTCCGTATGGAAAGCAAGATCCGCCTCCATCTGGTTTCACTGGTCGAAATGGCAAGATTCCCGGCGTTGAGAAATACAAGGAATGGATCAGAGATTCCCGCGCGGGGGTGAAGGCTGCTGTTGGCGGGGATAAAACTGCGGGACCTTTAAATATCGCAATCGTACACGGCCCTGATACGATTTCGATTGATGTTGACGATTATGATGCCGTCGACAAGAAGACAGGCGAGGTTAAGCGCAAGACCGGCGGCAAGACCCTGCGCGACCTTGAAAAGAAGTTGGGAAAACTTCCTGCAGCATGGATTAGTTCGGCTCGCGGTGAACCCGGCGACTATGGCAGCGGCCAACGTTGGTTTAGGCTTAAGCCCGAGCACCAAGGTCTAGCATACAACGACAAGCCTGGCCCAAGTATCGAAATCGTGCGGCATGGGCATCGTTATAGCGTTGTCTGGCCCAGTATGAATGCCAGATCTGGGACGCGGTACGTTTGGTACAAAAAGGATGCATTCCAAAGCGATGTATGGCATTCGCACGATGGCGTTCCCAATAAAAAAGAATTGCCTTATCTACCAGACCGCTGGGTTGAATTCTTAACTAATGGCTTCTCAGAGGCGAGGAACGTCAAGAAATTTGCAGCCGGAACGTTCAATGATAGTGATATAGCGGAATGGCTGGAAGATCGCGCCAAAAATGGCAGCTACGATGACGCTGCGTCTATTGGCGAAGGTGTCGAGCTGCCGCCGTGTCGCAAGATGTTTATTGCCCTGCAAACCGCTACAGATGAGTTGCCAAATGGCGCGCATGATTCGTTGACTAAGAATCTCTATCACGCGATGAGTTTGGCGCATGAGGGCCATTCCGGCATTAATACCTTCCTGAAGGAATTTCGCGATGCATTTGTGGAAGAAGTGCAAGGCCGGCGCGATGGCGGCCGTGTAACAGCTGAACAGGAATGGTTCCGGAGCTTCAGAGGCTCGTTTGAGCGTATCGCTGCCCGTGAGGACCCCGTTGGTTCGTCCTGTCCGTGTTTCCGGGGCGATGGCAGCGGTTTTGCGGGGATCGCGCTTGCTAAAGACCCCGCAGAGTATGACCGAAGCGATGACGGTAATGCGGAACATTTGGTTGACCTTGCGGCCGGTAGAATGCGTTGGGTGCCAGATTGGGGCACTTGGGCAGTTTGGGATAACGAGCGGCGTATTTGGGTTGAGGACGCTGACAATGTATCAGTAGCATATGCTAGAATGGTTGGCCCAAATTACCAAGCGCGGGCCAAAGATCTGCTGGAGTATGCGCGTGAAATGCCGGAAGGCTCTGAACGCGACGACATTGTTGATACAGCAAAGGCATTGTTGAAGTGGGGAACGGCTTCGCGAAACAGCTCCAAAATTACTGGCATGATTCGGGTTGCGAAGTCTTATCCAGACATCACCAAGTTTGCTACAGAATTTGATTTGGATCCAGCTATCCTGGCTGTTGGCAATGGGACTGTTGAATTCTCCCCAAAGCGCTTGGACGGACAAAATACTAGCAGCGTAATTCTGCGTGAGACTCGCATGGAGGATTTCAATACACTTTGTACCGGAGTGGATTACATTCCCTGGGAGCAAATTAAGTCTGGCGGCAGTGGAGCCGGCTTAATGCGCGCCAAGAAGATGGTTGACGAATACCTCGGCATATTCTTGCCAGATCTATCTGTGCGCTTTTATGCACAGAAGGCTCTGGGATATGGAATGTTTGGCGCTAATCCAGATCGCAAAATCTTCTTCCTACAGGGCAAGACATCAACGGGTAAGTCAACCATTCTTTCTGCCATTAGTGGTGCGTTAGGCAGTTATGCGAGCACCTTCAATCTTTCATTGCTACGTGAAAAACAGGATGAGGGTCCCCGCGCGGAGCTGGTGCATACCTTGCAGAAGCGGATTATCCATGCCACTGAAGGAGGCAATGAATGGCATCTGCATGCAGATATGATCAAGCGTGTCACTGGCGGTAGTGATGCGATCTCGGCACGGAAGTTGTATTCAAATGCCATGATCGAGCGAGTGCCAGCGTTCACGCCCTACATCGCATCTAACAGCCCGCCGACTATTGATGGGGCGGATGCAGCATTGTGGCGCCGGTTGATCGTCATTCCATTTGATGTGCAAGTTGGCATTGAGGGTGGTGCGATCGGTCCCGAAGAGGCAGTGCAAAAGTCTGGCATTGATGCTTTCATGGCCACTGATATTGGTTGTCGAATGGTTTGGCTCAGCTGGTTGATTGAAGGCTACAAGCATTGGGCAAATGAAGGTCTGGAGAATCTCCCAGATCCTGTTCGCAAGCGGACCGATGAATTTAAGACAGGCGTTAGCGATCTGCATATGTTTATCAATGAATGCTTGCTTTCTGGGCCTGGCGCGCAAGGAAAGTCTGTTTCCATTAAGGCCGCTTACAGCGTGTATGAAATCTGGTGTCATGAGAACCGCGTGGCGGATAGATACAAGATTTCTATGCATACATTTACGCGGCGCCTGAAGGCGAATGGTCTGGAAGTGTTTCCGAGATATGCTCGCAAGGGCGAGGATGGATACAGCCCGACGAACCGAAACCCTGCGATGTACTTAGCTAATGTGCAAATTCGCACTGCTACAAAACCCAAGAAGTTTGATATGGCTCAGTTTGAGAAGCAATTCGAAAACAAGGATGGTGGCAACAATGAAGGGTGATGAGCCTACGCCCGGTCGCTCGGACGGCCCGGCGCGCCCGGAAGGCGCTTTGTCGGCCGCTAGCTCGGCCGTAGCTAGCTTGCGCGGTACCCCGGGCGTTCCGCTTCCGTTTACCCTCGGGCAAGACTTCTGGCCGGGCTTGGAGGAGCTGACAGAGGCTGCAGCCGAGCTGTTGCAAACTCTGCTTAAGCTCAGGTCTTCTGGTGGACATGTGGGCTTGCGCCAGGTTATTCTGCTTGGAAGAAAGCCTGATGGTGCTGCGGTGGAAATTAAAACCGATGTGCAGGAACCAGTGTTGTATTATAAAAACACTGAGTATATTGGCCAAACCCGCGCGGCGTTGATCGGCTTGATTGCAAGCATTGACTTCTTCATTATTTACAACGAAGACAACCTTGGCCCCAATTTGGAAGGTCTGTATGACCCAGAGGCTGCGGTTCCTCGCGACGTACCCGAGTTGATCGAGCAGGAGAAGTTTCGTACGCTTCGAGCCATGATCGAAAAGCATTCAACCTTGCTTGCAGAGCATGCGAAGGGTGAATCTGAAGTAGAACAGGGTGAATCTGAAGTAGAACAGGGGAAAAACGATGGCTGATTATGTTTGGTCAGAGCGCGAAATTGCTCGAATGTCTGGTGAGGAATTTGCGCGGTTAGTGGAGAGGCCCCGGGAGAGGCCGATGCCGATCCATTTTTGGACGGACCAGGAAATTCAAAAGCAGAGTCAAGTTATACAGCGTTTGCTGAAGGTTTTGCAGGAGAAATTGGCGCAGCCAGAGCCTGACTTCACATGGCTGAAATCTGGAATTGCTCCATCTATGGTGGGATGTAACGAGAGCTATTGTCGATGTGCAGTTGAGGTTTATCCCGCGCGGCGAGGGGATCGGCAAGATGAGGTATCGCCTTTTGTGCGTAGTTTGCAGCTTGCTGCTATGCGCAGACGTCGGGATCAGCAGGGGGATGCGGATGATGCTTCGCAAATCTCTGCACATATTGATGCGGATGATGCGTTTTGGGAAGACTGGATGAGATGAGAATCTACAGAGTGCAAAAAGGATTCAAGGCTTTTGGTTTCGTGCGCTTGCCTGGCGATGGTTGGTCATTTGGGTTAATATTTTGGATCTTTACCAATGAACCTGGCGAATAAACGATTTGAATCAGTAACGCAAGCGTTAATAGCTTTGTTCTAGTAGGTATTCGTTTGCGGTATGTTTTCCGTCCGATTCGTCCCTTTCGTACTTGTTGATCCTTTTCGAGGAAAGTAGTCGAGCGATTACGGAAGGTAGGTTTTTTCTTATATTACGGAGAGTAGTCGAGGCGAACGGCGTGAATTCTATATTGAATTTGAGCAGAAAGGGATCTAAAGGAACCTTTAGAAGGACCGATATATCGGTTACTGTCAGTAACCATAAGAAGATTCTACTTAGGACTAAACCCACCCGAAAAACCGGAAACACACATGTTAACCCACGGCTAACTAAGTTATCTTGATGATTGACGGAGAGTAGCATCTTCTTCCTCTTATCCTAGAAAAGCTGGGATTATTTGCACGAGCCATCGGTATTTATTTTAAATAGCGAGGGAAAGCGTTTAAATTTCGTAACAAGGGCGCGCTACCCCCGGGCGGTACGCGTTACGCGTAGGGATTTTTTATGCACTATTTTAGTTGCTATGCAATTAATTTCTGTGATTTTAGCCCAATCGTTTGGCAGGGTAAGATTTAATTAAAGTTTGATTAGGCGAATGGGCGATCATGGATATCCTGTCTGATAGCAATTCATTTGGACGCGAGTACGAACCTGTGTTCGTTCGGCGCAATGTTACTGGTAAGCCCAGTTTCAAGAACAAGCCATTCAGCAGATTCAAAAGCGAATTCACCAACACTAACTTTTATGACGACTGTCACGAGATTTACCGCCAACTGCTTACTGCAGAACGGCGCACTCGTGACATCGACAAGCGTTTGCTGATTACGGGCAATAGCCTTTCACAAGCCTTCGCTGAAATCCACCCAATCCTGCTCCGCGCGGGAAAGGTGGCTGATGCGCTGTATGAAGAGGCAGTGTTGGTTCCTGTGATTTGGCAGAGATTTGTTGATGGGAAGTATGCGCTTACTCCGATTTTGCGGGGATATTACACACTTGATCAAATTCAATATAGGCCATTGTTTATTCCGGGCGAGGCGCTGGAGACTGAGCGACCATTCATGACGCCCAGTGAGCGCAAGGAAGATGATGTTGTTCGGGCTGAACAAATTGCGTCAAGTCTTGAGGTGAGGTAGTAGTGCGAATGGTTAAATCTATTGCAGGCATTTTGGCAATCGCAGCATTTTTGTTTCTAATGTATTTCGCTGTAAATGATGTGAGACGAGGGCAGCGAAGAACTAGTGCGAGGGTAATTGCTGAAGTTGTAGGAAGTTTGCTTGCATTGTTTCTGGGAATTGCTCTACTTGGCGAGGACGATGACGACTAATGTGGGTTGGCCAGAGAGACAAAATCTTTGTTCGCTGTGATTGCTGTAAGGCGGCAGAAGTGGTGATGCTGCGCAGAGAATTCACAGACGAAGAGTGGCAAGGCTTTGAGCCAGAAAAGGCTGTTTGGGAAAAGGCAGAGAAGCTACGCTGGACTGGTTGGCCCATGGACTCACGTTGCGGCAATTGTCCGCCATGGACGCCTTCTGGGCAATATCACTAGGAGTTGTGATGACGGGAATTCTGAACCCAAACATTGAACCTGGAGAAAGCGAGTACAGCCATGGAAAGGGAATTCTTGCTTCTCCAGCTCAACGAGCCCAGTACAGTGACCCCAATGATCCCGAAGGTCCTTGGGAGCCTGATGTTTATACTCAGGGCAAAGCCGCCATGCGCACTAACCCAGCTGATCCTGCAGCTGTGGCTGACCCCACGTACACTACAGCTCCCGGCGAGCCAGCCAACTACAACCATGGATCAACTTGGGTCCGCGAATGAACTGTGTCCTAGCTGTGGCGCATTGACTCCTGTAGCGCGCGGGTGTCGTTCAATTTGGCATATGCGACGTTCACCAGGGAAATTTGAATTCTCAGTAAAGCAAGAAAGAAGCGCGCCAAATCTCTTTGATATGTGGAAGTCGGAAAAGGATGGTTGAAATACTTTTTCAGTCATTGATTACTTCATCTGCAATTACTTGCAGTATACTCACAGCATTCCTGCGAGAATGGCAGGGCGATGAAGAAGGCGAATGCAGTAACGGTGATCAGGTAGACTAGCTGGCAAAGGACGGGCGCAGACTTAGGGGACAATATGCTGATCCAGACACACGACCACCCATCGCTGAATGAGATGGACTGGGAAGACAACGAACTCGTCTCTGTGTATAATGGACAGCGCATTCCCACTGGCCGCAAATTTCGCAAGCGACGTTTGGGAGACGACCCTTGGGGTGACATCGACCCACCCAACACGAAGCTCAACCTGCTTTTACAGGGGCGCTTGAATCTTGCTGAACTTAGCAATGATGAAGTAAAGTATGGAATCCCACGTTGCGATGATGGGAAGTTCTCTGCCAAGGCTGCCTTTCAGGCCGCCAATCTTCCCAAGGCTGTACGTAACAGGCTCGCCAAAGAGTTGTATCGCCGCGCCAACCAGAAGATGGAAGGTGCGCTACTCGACTCTGTTGATTCAATCGTTGAGTTGGCTACCCAGCCTTGGGTCGATGACAACATTCGTTTTCAAGCGGCAAAATACATTTTCGAACGTTTGCAGGGAAAGACTCCGGAGCGCATCGTACACTCGCAGGAGGCTCCTTGGGAGATGGTATTCTCGAACATCCAAAGAGGGCCAAGGCCCGCGCGGGCAGAGCGACTTGAAGTTGAAGATGGTAATACACAAGACGCGGAAGTGGTAGATGACTGATGCAGACAATTTATAAGTATGAATTGGGAAGAAAGAATAACGCCGTCATCCCAGTTAATATGTTACATGGCGCTATTGTTTTGCATGTTGATTTCGATCCTGCTGTTGAGAAGTTTTGTGTCTGGGCAATTGTAGATACTGAAGAAGAGGCTACAGAGCAGCGGAAATTTTACATTGCAGATACAGGCAAAGACTTGTCTCGTGATTTGATGGGAACCGAGGAATTGCTCCAAATCAATAGTTTTGGATTCAACGATGGAATGCAATTTTGGTTCCACGGATTCGAGGTCGTATTTGCAGAGCCTGAGTAGGGTAGACTCGACCTCGAACGGGAGGTGCCAGATGCCATTGTTTCAGAAGCCGGCGTATTACCCGCCAACTACTGCGGATCGCGAGGCTGCCAGGGTACTCGCCATTAGGGTGCGAGTGCGCCAGCCAGTAGGCGGTGGCGCACCAAACCAGTTCCTTTCTGCAACTCCTGCTACAGCCGGAACTCGTATTGCTGGTGGAGCGAGCATTCGGGGCGGGTCTGTTGGCCCTACCAACAACGCGAAGTTCAAGTAAAGACTTCAGCAGTTAGCCGACGATGGCTGCTGGAGATTCTGATCCTGCCGTGTTCTGGATCAGAATTGGTGTTCCTTCGGTGATTCAGTTGACCGCTGTGAGATGGTCCCTGGACGGTCCCCCGGTCCAGGGACCGCAAGGGCGAGGTTGGATCCAGTTCCACTGCAGCAGAATTTAGATTCTGGGAACTATGCAGGTTCGATTCCTGCAAGCCCGCCAACAAATTTAATAGCATCCGATAAGTCTGGCTGCTCTTCGGTTCACTCGCCCGTTCACGATGTGTGCGCCGACGAAATCGGATACAATGATCAACCCCGGCGCGTGATCCCGCCGGGGTTGATCTGTACAGGAGGAAATATGACTGCGGCAGTTCCTTTGAGCGTCTGGGATGTGTATGACCAGATCGGGTACAAGCCGCATTCAGGCCAAGAAAAGATTTTGGCTAGTACTGCAAGACATCGAGTAGTTGCTGCTGGGCGACGCTTTGGCAAATCTGATGTTGGTGGACATGAACTTGTTCCAGAAGCTCTGTTTACCAGAGGATTGCGCCATACTCTGAAGGATGAGGGCAAGCGCCGCGAGTTTTGGATTGTTGGGCCAGAGTATTCCGATGCTGAAAAGGAATTCCGCGTTGCCTGGAACGTCTTGAATAGACTTGAAGTTCCATTTGACAGGCCAGGCTCTTATAACAGTCCGCTCGATGGAAATATGCATATTTCTCTTTGGGATGGTACCTTTCAAATTCATGCGAAAAGCGCCAAGTATCCCGATACTCTTGTGGGCGAGGGTCTACATGGCGTTATCATGTCTGAGGCCGCAAAGATCAAAGAGCGCGTCTGGATCAAGCACATTCGACCCACTTTGAATGACTTTCGGGGTTGGTCAATTCACAGCTCGACACCCGAGGGCCGCAATTGGTTTTACGAGAATTACCAACGAGGCCAAGACCCTACTAAGCCAGATTGGGAAAGCTGGCGAATGCCAGCTTGGCGCAACCCTTATGTGTATCGATCTCCCACCAAGGATCGCGATGTTGCGCTGTTGTTGGAAATGCTACGAGTGCAGCGTCGCTCAAGGACCTCCTGGCAACTTGTGCAGCGCTATGGTTTGCAGATCGATGAAGAGATTGTTTCGCTGATTGATGATACTCCTGAGCAAGCTTTCTTGCAGGAGATTGCTGCAGACTTCACTGACTTCGTTGGAAAAGTGTTTAAGGATTTCGATGAAGAAGTCCATGTCGATGACTTGGAATATAACCCTACTTGGCAGACTTATGGTGCGGTTGACTATGGATACACAAATCCAAACGTTTGGTTGCTCATCCAGGTCGGCCCTTGGGGTGAAATACATGTGCTCGATGAATATTACAAAGAGGGCGAAACAGCCGTAGAATTTGCAGAAAATGTGAAGGCCGCTGGATTATGCCCTGGATCTCTCATTCGCTTCTACCCTGATCCTGCAGATCCTGGAAATAGTAAGATTCTTGAGAAGCGGTTTCAGAAGCCTTCAGGCGGAGGTACTGGTGGCGAGAAGCGTTATCGCATTGACGCCATTCGCGATGCGCTTAAGTTGCGCCCGAAGCATCTGCCGGATGACCATCCTGAGAAGCAGCCGCAGTTAAAATTCAACAGGCGCTGCAAGAATGCAATTCGTGAAATGCAAGCCTATCGATACCCAGACAAAAAAGAAGAGACTAGTACCAAGTCTCAGGAAGAGCCCATGAAGAAGGACGACCATGTGCCAGAGGCGCTGGGAAGGTTTTTCGCAGGGTTCATAAACACTCCGCAGCGGAATGCTGCTCGTAGACGAAGCAGGAAGGCAAAGGTCAGCGCATGACTTACGAGAGCATTCGGCCATTTTTTGCCGGTGATGACGCAAACCTTTCTGCTAGTACTGACGACCAGGATCGCGTAAAGGCATATAATGCCTATGAGGGCATTTATGATAACAATCCAGAGACATTCAAGCTTGTGCGTCGTGGCGAGGACGACAGGCCAATGTACATTCCCAGCGCCAAGAAAATTGTGGAGGCTACAAACAGATTCTTGGCTGTGGGATGGGATTATGTTGTAAAAGGTGGCAACGCAACTGTAGTGCAAGACTTCCTGCGCAAGCTGTTCCAGCGCGAACGAATGTACACAAAGTTTGCATATCAGCGGAGATATGGCCTCATTCGGGGTGATGCGGTGTGGCACATTATCGCTGATGTGAATAAGCCAGAAGGCCAGCGTTTAACGATTCAAGAAGTTAAACCGCATAATATGTTTCCTATTATGAATGATGACAACCCCGATCAAGTTGATGGGATACACCTTTGCAATCTCGTCAAGGACTTCCGCGACAAGACCAAGAAATTGGCGCGTCGCCAGACTTACCGCAAAATAAGAAATGATGCGGGGGTAGTCACGGGGATTGAATCTTCATTGGGACTTTATGAAGTTGGTAAGTGGGATGACAGATATTTGGAGCCAAGCGAGATTTCTCTCATTCGCCAGCTGATTCAACCCTTTGTAATTCCCAACGTAATGGCCCTGCCAGTATACCACATTCCCAATGGATATAACGGTCCTGCTGCATTCGGCAACTCGCAGATCAAGGGCATTGAAAGCGTAATCGCTGGAGTCAACCAAAGTCTTTCTGACGAGCATTTGACTCTTGTGATGCAGGGTTTGGGTGTCTATGCAACTACTGCCGGACCGGCCGTTGACGGCACAGGCAATGAGGTTGCAGAATATGAAATTGGTCCCGCTCGGGTGCTTGAACTTCCTGCTGATGGGAAGTTCGAACGTGTCAGTGGTGTCAGCTCTGTTGCTCCGATGATTGACCATATGAACTTCGCATTACAGGAAGCACAGCTCGGCGCGGGCATCCCTGATATCGCTGCTGGGCGTGTAGATGTAGCTATTGCAGAAAGTGGTATTTCACTCAAGTTGCAGCTCGCTCCAATCCTTGCGCAGAACAGGGAGAAGGAGGCTGATATGCTTGGGACCTACGACCAGATGATTTGGGACATCTGCAATTATTGGCTGCCACAATTTGAACAGTTTACTGAATCTGTAGAATCTGAAGTTACCTTCAAGGTTGATGATCCAATGCCTTTGAATCGCGAGGCAGAGGTTGATGAAATTCTTAAGCTTGCAGTGCCTCCAGCCCCTGGTATTCCGGCGTTTATTACTTTGGAAATGGCCATTGAACGCTTGAAGCGTGTGGGCTATGAATATCCTCCAGGCGCTTTGCAGAAGCTCATAGAGGATGCCGAAAAGGCGCAGCAGCTTACGGCCGCCGATGAGATGGCAAGACGTATGCAGGCTGAGTTGGATGCTCGCGAGGGAAATAATGCAGATCCCGGCGAGGAGTAGAATAAGATATGGCCAATTCTCGGGTTTATGCCAGAGATACCCTTGGAAGATTCTCCAGGGCTGTTAAGGGTAGACGTGCTACTAGATCGCTGGGCAAGCGAGGCAAGCGCGGCGGCCGTCAGCGCAATGCTTTAGCTGCTGGAGGAACTATCAGTGGCGTGCCGGCTAGCAAGGCCGCTGTACGCGCTAAGGCTTCTGCTGCTGAAGAATCTTTTGATGGAACGAAGCTACGGAAATGAAAGAGCAGCTAATAATAATTATCATTTATTTGGTAATTGTTGTCGGCACGCTAATTACTTTTCTCGCATTGTATCCGACGTGGAGATGATATGTTTGATGAATCAGATGTCAAGAAGGTGGTGAAACTTAAGTTGGCTAGAGGCAAGCCTAGCAAGGGCACCAAGAAGGATATGCGTTTGAAGAAGAACCGCAAGCGCA